ATGAGCACGACACGATCACAGGTCGACCTCGATCTGGATCTGTTGCCACGGATGCCGCTCGCGCGGCTCCGTGCGCTTTGGGCCGAGCACATCGGCAAGTCCACGCCGCCGGTGCAGAAGCGGCTGCTGATCCGCGAGCTTGCGTGGCGCGTGCAGGAGCGCGTCCACGGCGGACTCGATATCGAGACCCTGCGTCTTGTTAAGGCCGCGATGCGAGCGGCACAACGCGGTCCGGTCACTGCACGCGCCGAGGCTCCCATGTCTCCGCACCAACTTGCTAGAACGAACGCTCGCCTTGCGACACCACGGGGTGACGCTTCACCCATCGCTGCCACCGCATCACCCCTCGACCTCGCGTCCAGCACCGCATCACTACGCCGGGCACGCCCGCGCCCCCAGCGCACCCAACGCGCGACGCTGCCCTCGTCCTCGCGCCTCATCCGCATCTGGGGCGGCGTGTCGCACGAGGTGACGGTGCTCGACGGCGGCAAGCGATACCGCTATCGGGACAAGGAATATCGCAGCCTCAGCGAGATCGCCTGCGTCATCACGGGGACCCACTGGTCGGGTCCCCGTTTCTTTGGCACCAAAGCAGCGCGAGCCTCGGCGGCTACCACGTCGAAGCCCAACGCAGCCAAATCACAAACGCCCCAAAGGAGGCCGCGATGACCGCACGCACCATCCGCTGCGCGGTCTACACCCGCAAGTCGAGCGAGGAAGGCCTCGAACAGGCCTTCAACTCGCTCGACGCGCAGCGTGAAGCCGGGCACGACTACATCAAGAGCCAGAAGCACCAGGGCTGGCTTGCCGTGAACACCGCCTACGACGACGGCGGGTACTCCGGCGGCACGATGGAGCGGCCCGGACTGCAGCAGTTGCTGGCCGACATCCAGCGTGGCCGCGTCGATGTGGTTGTCGTCTACAAAGTCGACCGCCTCTCCCGCTCGCTCGCCGACTTCGCCCGGCTCATGCAGACCTTCGACGAACACCGCGTGTCCTTCGTCTCGGTGACGCAGCAGTTCAACACCACGACGTCGATGGGGCGGCTCACGCTCAACATGCTGCTCTCCTTCGCCCAGTTCGAGCGTGAAGTCGCAGGCGAGCGCATCCGCGACAAGATCGCCGCCACCAAACGCAAAGGCGTCTGGGTTTGCGGCAAGCCGCCGCTGGGCTACGTGATTGAGCGCGTCGGCAACGAGCGTCGCCTTCGAGTCGTCGAGGGTGAAGCCACGCTTGTCCGCAGAATCTTCGCCCACTACCTCACGTGCGGCTCGCTGCTCAAGACCGCCCAAGCGATGAACGCGCTGTTCGCTACAAACGCCGCCACTTCTGGGCCACACGGCGAGCGTCGCTGCGTCTTCCACGCCCTGGGAATCTACCGACTGATCACCAACCCCATCTACATCGGCAAGATCGCCCACACGCGCATGATCAACGGCGAGCCGGCTACAGAAGTTTTCGACGGCCAACACGATGCGATTATCCAGCGATCTGACTGGGACCGCGCGCAGACGAAGATGGCCGCCTCGACGCGCGAGACGCGCCACCGCTGGACGCACACGCACCTTCTCAAGGGCAAGCTACGCACCAGCGAGAACTTCGCGATGAGCCCCGCCTCGGTCCAGCGCGTCGTTAAGCGTGACGGTAAGCCCACCGGCGAACGCCGCCTCGTGCGGTACTACGTGAGTCAGAAGGCCATCAAGCATGGGTACGCGAGCTGCCCGATCAAGACGATCAACGCCACGCGATTGGACGAACTGGTGCGAGCGCTCGTGTGCAACCACGTGCGCGCGGACCACTCCATCGACCTCGCGTCCCACGCCGCCGACCTCCGCGACCACTGGGTGCGGCAGGTGATCGCCCGCGTCGTGCTCGCGCCCGACAGCATCCGCGTCGAACTCGCAAGTGAGCAGATTGAGGCGTGCCGCGAGGCGCTGCTCGAAGCTCGGGCCCACGCATCGACCAAGCAGACGGCCGCTGTGCCACCCGCGGCGTGCCCCTTCACGCCCGAGATCGAACCCACGCCGCGCGGCGTCGCGTTGACACTCCGCCTCCAGATCAAGCGACTCGACGGCAAGCGCATGCTCGTCAGCCCCAACGGCGAAGCGCTGGTCCCCACGAGCGCGTCCGAAGCGAGCGAGCACATCCGCTTCGCCATCGGGCGTGCGTTTGCGTTCTCAAGCGAACTTGAGCGCAGCGGCGAAGACTTGGCCTCTTTCGCAAGCCGACACGGGCTGAGCGACAGTTGGCTCAACCGCCTGCTGGTGCTCACACGCCTCTCGCCAACGGTTCTCAAGCGTGCATTGACGGGAACGCTGCCACCGGGCATCGGCCTGACCGACCTGACCGCCGCGGCGCAGCATCTGAGTTGGTCAGTCCAAGCGAAGCAACTCGGGGTTTCGTGACGTTCACGTTGATCGCTTGCCGCACCGCCGCGCGTGGTACGAGCGCCACGACCATGATCGCTCCCAGCAGCAGACCGGGCCATCACGCTGCCAACTTTCGACCTACGAAAAACCGCACCAGAGACTTTCGGCCCGTATGTCGCCGCATTTCGCGTCTCTGTCGAGCCTCGAAAGTCTCTCCCCCAGAATCCCGCGCCCCGTGCACTGCGTCCGGCGCGAATCCAAAAGAAAAGAGACCCACCCAAGGGTGAGTCTCTTCACAAGCGGAGAGGGGGAGATTCGAACTCCCCCGCTGTATTTCTCACTCGGTTCGGCAGATTCCAAATACCCCCCGGTCCCGTCGCTCCGCGCCATTGGCTCGGACAAGTGCGAACAAGACTTCGCCAACGGCGAGCTGGCGTGCGGAACCGGGGTTTGATTCGTGAGTGTGCATGAAGTCTTGCTCGCTGACACATCTTGTCGACCATCGGTTCGCTTGTCAACGCCCTTTCCAACGCTTTCCCGAAAATTTCTCCTATCTGGCGACGTGTGGCGGGTTTGCGGCAGTGTGTTCTTCTCGGGAGTTTCGCTCCTCGGCTGATCATGTTCGCCGCGCGGCGGCGGATGCGAATCGCTCCCATCCCATGCTGGAAGCCGAGAGATTGCTGCATGCATCTCTTGTGGCGTGGGGTCAAAATACCGCTTTGTCAGCGCCGTCATGTGACGCCGCAAATACGCGCACATTTCTTCGCCAACGCCCGCGACTCCGAGCGTGGTCTCGAATGTCTTCCGCATCGAGTGGAAGGTTGCGGCTCGCTTCCGCTTGTCGAACTTCGCAACGCCCGCGGCGAGCAGGTCGCGGTCGAACGTGTGATGATTCGGACGCATCAGAAACAGCAGGCCGTCGTCAAGCCGCTTCCGTTGAATCACGGTGAGCGAATCGCGATTCTTCCTGTTCGCGTCGATCATCTTCCGAAGCGGTGCGACAAGCGATGCGTGCAGCGGAAGTTCCCACTTGACGCGGTTTTTCGCGATCTCTTTGCGGACGTGAATGAGCGGCGCTGCCCCATCGAGTTCGATGTCGTCCACGCGGATCTGCCAAGCCTCGCCGACACGAAGTCCGGTGTAGAACAAGAACAAGTTCCAGAGCCAACGCCACCCGGCACACCGGCCGTCAAGTTGATGAGCGTCGCGGCCCGCTCTCGCGATTGCGAACACATCTCCGACCGGCAGCGCCCTTGAGCCCTCGTCTGCCTCTCCCCCGATTCCCGCGATGCCAGCGAAGGGGTCGATCTTCCACCTCTGCAAAGACATCATGGTCGTGCCGAAGGCACGAAGCCGATTGACGACTTGATCGTGTGTCTTTGACTTCCACCCCCGCTCCTCCTGTTGGCGACCGATCCACGACACGACGTGTTGACGATCTATGTCAACGTGGGTTTTCCACCCATGCGCAGTCGTGATGTCTTCCAACAGTCGCTTTGCCTTGGCGATCTCTTCAGTGCTGTGACGGAGACGACGCCGCTCGTCCGCGAAAGCTTCGATGTCGTCGCGCAGACCGCGCCCAACCTGGCTCGGCGGATTGCCCGCCGCGACCGGCGCCGGGCCCGCGGAACTGATCTGAATGTCGAGCTGGTCTGGTGTCACGCCGCCAACGGGAGCAGAAACCGACCTCAATGTCAATAGAGATTCAACCGGCTTAACATCATTGTTATCAACGGTTTGCACATTGATCCGCACAGTGATGTTCAGCGGAATGTCAATCGGTCTCGGCACTCGCTCGATTGCCGGGAACCCCTCGGGCCTTCGCGACTTCACTTCTTTGATCGGCTCAGTTTCGCAGATCCGCGCCAACGGGACATCGACCAGCCGGAGCCGCGTCGGCTCCACGTTCCCCTGTTGCAAACCCCGCATCAGCACACCCTTTTTCCAATGCGAGCCACGCCAAACCGTCCTTGGTCTGGCCACAACCGTATCCGAACTACATCCTCACAAACGCGCGCGATGTTGTCAAGCGCGCGAACAGCAACCGCCGTCCACTTTGTGGCGACCGCAGCATCTAAACCTTGTTTCTGATTCGCCTTGCGGCACGTCCCCGGTGAAAACACCAGAATCATCCGTGCGGGCTTAGGCACTTGTGGCTTGATCTACGGCCGTCCGTGAAGGAAGTTTCAGCGTTCGGGTCTCTATTTTGTGAAACGCGACCTTTTAGGGGGAACGCCCTACATCACGGCGCGAGCAGTCCGGCGGTTCGGAGCGAGCCGAGCAGCTCATTGATCTTGTTCTTCAAATCGGTCGTGGTCGGGCTGCCCGAAAGATCCGCGACAGCGGCGGCCTGCGAGCCGACGGTTTTCCAAGCGGATCCGTCGTAGCGCAGCTTCACGTTCTCGTCGTCGACCCAGAGTTCCAGCCCTTCCTGGGGCGCGATGAAGATCCATCCCGTCCCGACGTAATACGTGAACTTTCCCGCCTGACCGCTCCAGGCGCCGGTCGGGCTGCCAGCGATGAGGTATCGATCGCCCTGAGCCGGCGAACCAGGCGGGCTCGCGAGGTCGCGGTCCTTCACCCGGGGAATCACCAGAGCGTCGAGTCTCGACAGCCCCGCGTTGATATCGAGTTCGGCCGTGATCGAGGGCGGGCTGTCGAGCAGCTGCAGCGCGAGGTTGGGCGTGGTGGTCATGCGCCATCTTGCCGCGCGGGCCGGATGCGCCCAACCGTCAAGTTCCGCTTGACACTTCAACGTGTCAGCGTTGCTTACACGTTCGCGACCATTCTGGTGACGTCAACACAATGCTCAGATGGTCGCGGTCCCGGCGTTTCCACGCCCGACCGCCGCGGAAATCTGGTAGATCTCGATGTCGATCGGATCGCCCGGCGTGATCCCATCAAGCGTCTGGTCCGCCGCGCTGTAGCTCCACGTCTCGTCGGTCACGCGCTCGGTCCTGACGGGCGAGCCAGCAAGTTTCACCACGACGTCATACACCCGCTGATCGTCGAGCGCCGGCGCGGCCTGGAAGAGGCGCGTGATCGCCCGCGACCTGCGCTGCCACGTCACCGACAGGTTGTTCGACACGTCACGCAAGCCGCGAATCACGCATGGCGCGAAGGGCCGGAGCGTGCGACCCGAAAGGGTCAGGGTCTTGCTCGTCTGGCTCTCGACCGTCGCGCCTGCCGGCACGGCCCGGAGCTTGCGCGCGGTCCCGAGCAGCGTGTAGCTCGACGCGTTGAAGTCCACCGACGTCGTGGTGAGCAGCACCGCTCGTTCGTTTGTCGCGTGGCTCCCCACCGCCGCGCCGGTGTCACGCAGCCCGCGGGCGAGTGTCGAAAGCGTGTACTGCTTCGAACCGTCGCCAGCGGTGCCGGTCAGGGTTGCGGTCGCGAACCCGATGATCTCGTCGCCGAGCAGCATCCAGTTCGATCCGTTGAGGACCTCGGCCTCGGTCACGCTCGCGAGTTCGCCCTCCTGCATCTCGACCGTGACGGAGTTGCCGCGATCCCAGAGCCCCAGCGGCGCGGCCGCGAGCGTCGAGGTCGCCTTGCCGATGATCGATTCGTTCGCACGCGCGCCGACGAGCGACCACGCCAGGTCGTCGGGCGATCCGTAGAGGTTGGCACCCCGCCACTTCGCCGCCGGCAGCTCGGCCGCGATCGCGGAGTAGAACCCAAAGACGGTGCAGTGGTCGTTGACGAGCGGCGGCAGGTCCATCGGCTGCCAAGTGAGGGCCGGCGCGGTATAGACCGTTTCGCCAGTCGCGGTCGAGACATCGGACCGCACGGCCGACTTCCAAACCTGATTCTCGACCAGCACGCCCTCGCACACATACTGCCAGTTCGCGCCACGCTCGATCTGGGTCACCCGCACCATGTAGTTGCGGCCCTTGTAGGCGATTTGCGCAATGTCGTTCTCTTCGAGATGGATGTAGCGCGGCGGCAAGGTGAAGCGTGCACGCTTGCGCTCGACCAACTCGCGGAACAGTTCCTGGCGGGCGATCCGCTTGGCCCGCACCGACGAGATGACGAGCGGTAGATTGATCGTCCGCACGTTCAGCGATCCGGATGCCCGCCGATCCGAGACCGATCCTCGCTGGCCCTCCGCGTCGGGATCGACGAAGTTGACGGTCGCGTGCGTCGGCAGAGTCGCGATGCCCGAGTCGGTCACCTCGAGCGCCGGCACCTCTTCGCCGTCGGGCGCTGCCCCGAGGTCGTCGGCATCGATCACCACCACGTCCTCGTCGCCGCGGTGGCGGAACACGATCTTTCCGTTGCTCTCGCGGCGCACGATCCGGTACGCCACCATGATGGCCTCGAGCAACTGGTTGCCCGGGATCGGGCCCGAGATCGTGATGCCGCGGAAGCACGAGTCGATGCGCGACACGTCGACCTTTTCGCGGGGGATACCACGCGACTCGTGGATCCGCAGGATCGCTTCCCGCACGCTGATGCCGTGCTGGCATTCGAACAGGGCGCGGAACTGTGGCAGCGCGTTGCCGAAGGGCGCGAGCGCGAGCTTTCCGATCACCGAATAGCAGGTCCCGCGATAGGCCGGCACGGTCCCGACTCCGCCGTGCAGGGTTTCGAGCAGCGAGTTGGGCGTCTGCTCCTCGGAGCCGTAGTACATGTAGGCCGACTGGAGTACGCCCTCGTCCCACGAGGTGCCGTCGTAGATCATCTTGCCGTTCGCCCACGCGAACAGCATCTTGTTCATCGAGCCCGGGTAGGTGTGGCCCCACGCGACCGCCACCACGCTCATGAAGTACTTCGTGTTGGTCGCGCTCGCGCCGCCCTTGCCCGCCGATGTCTCTTCCTCTTCCTTGAGGATCTCGCCCAGGTCGATGATCTGGCCATCGGTCGGCGCACGGTCGCCAAGCAGCCACGGCATCGGGACACCTTCAGAGCCCGAGACGTTGAGTTCGGTGAGCTGGGGACCGGTGCCGGTCTTCTGGCCGAACAGCGCGGGGAAGATGAGCGTGTTGTCGACGAGCCCGCCCACGATGCCGCCGATCGCTCCACCAACGGCCGCTGACGAGAGACCAAGAACCGTTCCGCCGATCGGACCACCGATCGCGGCGCCGGCAGCGTAGAGCGCGAGAGTCGCCATCTTCAGTCCTCCAGTCCGCGAAGCCGAAATGCCGCGACGAGCCGAGGCGTCCACACCTCATCGAGCGACGTCTCGATCACGCGCCCAGGATCCCGATTGGTCGACGCGCGTCCGCCCTCGAGATAGCTGTGCACCATGCCGCGATCGGTCTTGATCCCGATGTGCTGCGCGATCCCCTCGGCCGCGTGCCAGTAGGCCAGCGCGTCGCCCGGGCGTGCGTCCTCGATCGAGATCTCTTCCAGCCGTGCACGCAACTCGGCAATCAGTCGATCACCCTGCGGACGCCTCGGGTAGTCGGTCACGTCGTCGAGCTGCAGGCCACACGCGCGAGCGGTTCCGACCAGCAGCCCCACACAGTCGACGCCGCCGCCCGGACCCTTGAGCCGCCCTTGGTGGTGCCAAGGCGTCCCGATCCACGTCCGTGCCTCCGCGACGATCTGTTGGCGTGTCGCCATCTCGCTACTCCGGCGCTTTCAGCACCTTGTTGACGCCAGGTTGATGAGGGAACCCGCGGAAGTTCACGCGGTTCGAGAACTTGTCGCCGCACGTCGAGAAGTTGCCGTCACAGCCCGCGATGATCGTGAAGGTGTCGCCAACCTCGACCGCGAACGGCGTCGCGATCTCGAGGCGGATGTTGCCCGAGGCGGAGCGCGAATCTTGAACGTCACTCACGATCCCCGCATTCGCGCCCGTCAGCCAGGTGAGCTTGCCCGACGCGAACCACGAGTTGGCGAGCGAGCCCGACAGGTCGGTCTCGAACTCGAGGCGATCAACCAACACGGTCGCGATCGCGTGCGGCGTGTAGGTGAAGGCCGTCAGGTCCTTCGCACAGCGGGCATCGCCCAGCACCGCGTCACAGTCGCGCGAGTAGACGCGGCCGACGTTCCGGCTGAGGCGGATCGACAGCCCGTCGATCTGGGCCGCCCAGCTCTCGCCCGTCTGAACCGTCTCGGTGATCTCGTACTCGGCCCGCTCATACTCGCCCGCCCATGGGTACATCCAGTCGACAACCTGCTCCAGCACCTGTGCGCCGCGATATCGACCCGCCGCCAGGTCGTCGTGCGTGATCTTCTCCGAGTCGAGCCCGCCCTTGAACTCGCGGTTCTGGCCGTCAAGTCCTGCCCGCTTCTGCCGTGCCGAGATCTCGGCCGCGGCCGGCTCGAACACTTGGCCGTCGACCGTCAGCGGGGCGTCGTGATCGGTAAACCGCAGCACCACCGCGTCGGCGCGCGTGATGGTCCAGAGCGTGCACGGGCGCATGCAGCCGGACCTGATGAGACTCAACATGGGGCCGCGAAGCTTGAGCACGCCCGATGAGAGCGCGGCCGGAGGGTTGCGCCTTAGCGACGAAGCCCGTCCGTGCCCTCTGGCGGGTCGCAGCAGCCGCGACGCTCCGACCTTGGGTCAAAGTCGCCGGGCACGACCTGGCGGGGCAGCGTGGCCCTCGGGCGAAGTTCTGGCGAGTCGGCGGGGATCCCCATCGCGATCTCGTGGAGCTTGGTCGCCAGTGCGTTGACGGGTGGACGCCGCTTAATGGGGACGAACGGCACCTCGACCGCGTCGGGATTCCAGACCAGCGCCTCGGACAGGTCAAACGCCACCATGGCGTAGACCGCGCAGGGTGTGAGCGTCCAGAACGTGTCGATCGCGACACCGCCCCACCACTTGGGCACGAGCATCCGCAGCTCGCTCGCCTCTTCGGGCGACTGGATGATCGCCACCACGTCGAGGTCCTTGATGGGACGCGAGGGTTGCAGGACGGCCGATCCGGTCACGTAAAGGCGAGCAACCGACGCGATTGAGGCGAAGGCCTCGCGCAGCGCCGGCAGTTCGGGCGGCAGGTAGAGCCGCGTCGCGTCGAGATGCCGCCGGACCTTGATCGGGCTGTAGCGAGTGCCGTGAGCGAGGCGCCGGACCGACCAGTCGATGAAGGGCTGGGTCACGACCCCGCCGGTGTGGCGAGGTCCTTGGGCCCGCGGGCACGCGATATCGCAGTCCACCTTCCCGACGCGCGAGACCTCACCCACCACATGGGCCATCGGGATGCAGGCGCCGCCGGGATCGAGGTGAGGACATTGGTTCGTCATGTCGGGCGGTTGCTCCACACAATCGTGATCTCGTCGCACCGCGCCGTCGAGTCGTAATCGTCGCCGCAGCTCGCGTCGCTCCCGCCCGTGTAGGACCAGGAGAAGGTGTGGCCCGCGCCGTCCGTAAATGTGCCGCCCGTCGCACAGCCGCAAAGGTCGACGCCGAACACGCTGCGGAACCACTCACAGCTTGCCTGCACCGAGTCGCCGACATAGAGCGAGACGAGGAAGTTCTGCTTCGCGGTGTTGTAACCCTCGATGCAGGTCGCGAACGCTTCGATTTCGAGGTCGAGGCACGGGATAGCCGAGTCGCATCCGGTCGGCGGGATCTCGTCCGACGTGCAGATCGGTTCGGTCGTCGCGCTCGAGCCCACCGCCGCGATCGCGTCGCGGGTGCCGCGCGAGTAGGTCCGCCCCGAGCCCGCCGCGCCCGTGTGGTGGATCCACTTGCCGGCGGCGGTCGAGTTCCGGACGAGCCCGAGTGTCGCGACCGACCCGCCCGCGAGCGAGAACAGCGTCGTGTCCGCCGCATCCTTCACCGCGATCGCATTCGGCCCCGAGTTGTGGAGCACGTATTGGCCGAAGCCCAGCCCGATCCGGCGGGCGTCGTCGAGCTTCACCGACTTTCCCGAGGTGGCGGCCGACACGTTCCACGCGCGAGCAAGCCCGTAGGTCAGCTTGTGGCTGCTCGTCACCGCAAGGTATCGGCCGGCGCCGAGGAATCGTTCGCGCGAGATCGTCATCTTCAGCCCTCGCTCGCGTACACCGTCACCGCCCCGCCACTCGCGAGGCTCGCCCAAACGATCACGACCTTGCCCGCCTGGCAGGTGATCAGCGTCGAGCCGTCGTGTGTCTTGATGTCGAAGTCATTTGCACCGTCGTTGGCGACCACCAGCATGGGCCAGCCTGTCGGGCCCGTGCTCATGTCCCAGAGCGTTCCCGCCTTCCCGCTCGCGGTCGCGTTGACGCTCCAGAGCAGGCCATCGAGTGGGTCGAACGTGAAGTTGTCGGCCGTCGCGAGTTCGTACGACCCGCCGTGATTCACATCGCTCGCGACCTCGAGGCCGTCGATGATCTCCTCCATCGGCAGACTGCTGATCTCGCGCGTGCCGAAGGTTGAGCAGTCGATCGGGTTATTGCGATCGGCCGATTCGCTGAACCGCACCGGCACATCGAACTGCCCGCCCCAGGTCGGGATCACGCCCACACCCGGCGGCGACGTGAAGGTCAGCAGGCCCGTCGCGGTGTTGACACTCCAGCCCGACATCTGCTCGACGCCGTCGAGCCCGATCCGCACCGTGCCGGCCCGCGGCTTCGTGATGTTCCGCACATACGACTGCCCGCCGTTGGTGTATCGCTTCACGAGCTGGAACGTGGTCTTGACCCCATCGCCGACGCCCAGTTCCTGATCAAATGGAGTCGCGACCGAGCCGGGCAGTGCGCCGTGATCCGCCGACGTGAGAAAGTCGGTCCAGTCCTTCAAGCGGAAGCCACGCTCGGCACCACGCCGCGCGAAGTAGAAGCTCAGGATCGCGGCGATCTTGTCCGGAGCCTTCGCGGTCTCGCGGATGTCGTAACGGTGCACCGCGACCTGCGCGAGCGACGTGCGCTGCTCCGCGCGGTTGGGAGTCCGGATGATCGACGTGTTGAACCCAGCCCCGAACGTCGAGCCATAGCTCACGCCCTCGGGGAACAGAACTTCATCGAAAGGTCCGCTCGGCATGGCCGATTGGAGCAGCTGGGAGCGGTTGCGCTTCGGTTACGCCGAGTTTGCGTCCAGTTCATGAGACCCCGCCCGCGCACGCAAATAGAACCAGCCACGCCGCCTTGCAAAGGATGTGCAGAAACTGGTCCTGCCCGAACGTTGTGACACGCCGCACCTTCAGTTCGTCAATCGCCGTGTGGGCCGCGATCTCCGCGAGGCCCATCGCGATCGAGCCGGTAACGAGCGAGACCGCTGCCCCGTGGATTGTCGCGTGGCCGACTAGATGCCACAGCCGAAGTGGACCGTCCTGCTTCGCCCGGGACAGGAAATCTCCCTGGAGCGGGTAATCACAGACAAAGTGGGCGGCCAGAAGATAGAGCGCAAGGGTCAGCATGCTGGCATGTTGACATCCATTCAGGTTGCGATGCCAGCATCGCGGTCGATTGCTGGCATGACGGTGGCCCTCGATGTACCAATGTTCGGTACATCGGTACATTTGGACCTGCAGGCCAGACCCGCCGGCGGCTAGACGCGCCGAAGCTCGTCCCGACATGGAGTCGACTTTCGCCGCCGGGCAGGTCCGAAGCCTGCCGAGTCGCCGTTAAACGACTCGGAAGATCCAAGCCTCAATACTGCCGCGAGCATACGCCAGGCCCTACCTTGCCACATGGCCAAGCCACCAATCTCGCCAGCGACCTGGGATCGACTCCGCGCTCTGGACTCCAGTTGCGACTTCAGGTTGCTGCGCCGCTCAACCGAGCCCAAGCCCGGAGAATCGTTCACGAGCAGTCGAAACTACCCGCGCATGTGGGTGGTAGAGATTTGGATCCAGTCCGACGAACGAAAGCGGCTCCGAATCGACGGCCCTGACCTCGCCGGCACACTTGAGACGGCGATCGAACGAGCAGAGCAACTGCTGCAGGGCCCGTGGAAGGCTTAGTCCTTCTGGACGGTGAGAAACGCATAAGCCGTCATGCGCCGTCAACTCGAAGAGGCATTCCCGCGGCGGCAAAGATCCGCACCGCGGTTTCCAGCGTGACATCCTTTTTTCCCGCAAGCCAGTTCGAGACGTTCGGCGCCGGGCATTTCGCTTCCCGCGCCAGCGCCGCGATGCTGATGCCGTGTTCGTCCATGTGGGCACGGAGAGCGGCCCGGAGATCGTTTGAGGTTGTTGCAGTCAAGAGGATCCTCCCAAGAGTGCACGCAGAAGTCGTTTCCCGCCGACCGATGTTCCGACACCAAAAAGGCCAGGGTGTCGTTTGCGCAGCATCGCGACCAGTTCAGTCGCGTAGCCCATTCGTCGATGCCGATCAACCACGGTGACGTACTCAAGCACGGGTCCAAATGGCTTGGGGACGTCCCAGACCGTCGCATGGGCCACCGGATACGGCGCGTCAATGTCGTTCGCGCACGCCAAGTAGACAAGTCGGCTGCCGTGGCTATGGCGCGGGCTCGGCACCAGGCGATATCTCCATACGCGCAGACGCGGTGTCAACGCGATCGGACGCGATGGCGGGCGACCTCGACTCGTTGACTTTCTGCGCATCCGCACGATCCTCCTGACGCAACATCCACCGCAGACGACCGACAGCACCGACGCTGATGTGCAGCAGATACGCCACGTGGGCCCGCGGGAGATCTCCGACAAGGATCTCACGCACGCCGGGAACGCGATACCAGCCGGCGTCGCGACACCGCTTGCCCACATAGGCAAGCATGGCCCGCTCGACCGCGCTGTGCTTTCGATTGTGCCGAGAGGCGAACTCCTCGATCGTCATGGTCGAGAGGTCGTCGAGCCTCGCCTGCCACCACGCGTCGGCGTCCGAGTATCGGTTATGACCAAGAAGGCGGCGCAGTCGCTTGATCGCGCCCCGGCCGATCGGCAGTTGCCAGACCGCGGCATCGCGCCGGTGGCGCTCAAGATAGTCCACGAGCGGGCGCGTCGGGATCACGCGCGGACCGCCATATCCCTTGCCGCGAGCGCCCGCAGGCCAACCAAGCAGCACCTCAAAGCCATGGGCGGTCGGGCGTGCCTCACGCACATCCCACGCGTCATCCCACGCGTCGTTCGCCGATCCGATGATGGTTGCGACACGCGCCAAAACCGACACGCCCGCTTTCACGGGCGCACCGGACGCCCCGCCGCCCGCGGGCGACGACGGGGCAGGGAATCAGGACATGACAGCGGTTTCGATCCGGGTGACCACTGCTTTCATGGCGCGGTTCTTGTTGCCGGTCGTGCCCAATCGCTGATTCAGGATTCGCTCCGCACCCTTGTAAGTGAGCTTGCGGTCGTGAACGAGAGTTGTCGTCTGTTCGTACCGCATGGGCTGCGAGCCAGAGCCGGCAGGAATGGTGTACGTCACGGTGTTGGCAATCTTCATGTTCAATCCCTTTGCGTCCCCACGCTGCTCTCCGCGTGGCCGAGTGTCGGGCTCGTGCCTGACCCCTATACCATAGCATATCGGCTATCGTTGTCAATGGATTTAGTTGCGAAACGTGAAAAAACATGCCTAAACGCGTCGGGCACGCCCCAAGTCGATCCTAAAACGAGGTTTAGGCCGGAATTGCGGCCTCTGTGACGTTTCCGGCCAGCACGCGCCAATAGGGCGGCGTCACCGGCGCCTCACACGTCTTCTCGATCGCGAGACCGTGGTTGCGTGCAAACTCGACCGGAAGATTTCTCGCCGGCTGACCGTCGCTGGTCTTCCAGTCGGAAGTAAACGAATCGATGGGATCAGGAAGCGTCTCGATCTTCATCTCGACAACGCGACCAAAGCCCTGCGACGCCTTCTTTCCGATGTGGGTGATGTGCTTGGCGAGGCGGTTCACGTTCTTCCGGAAACCGACCGCGTAGAACACCAGCTCGGGCATCCACACGGTTTCGAGCCGACCCATCGTTTCCTTGAACCGACCCATCGTGAGCGGCACCTGCGTCGCCTTGCCCATATCGAGCATGTCCTCATGCTGGTGCTCGAACTTCTTGGACCAAAACTGCTGCGACGAGACGCCGAGCGGAACGACAGCGGACGCACGGAACCACCACGCCGACCCGTGCCTCATTCGGAGCAGCGGGAGCGTCACGCACTCGCACGGCTCCTGTCCCGCATCAAGCTCTGCGGTCGTGGACGGCTGGCGATGGATCTTGACCCACGAAAGAAGCGAGTCGAAATGGATCGGGCCGCCGGAGAACACGACCGGAGCGGCCATCGTGAAGGTGATCCGCATCGGAACGGGCTTGGGAGAGTCGCCTACTCGGAGATCTTGGTGATCCACGCGGCCACCTCCTTCGCGTTGCTGGTCATGTAGGAGCGGTAGAGGTCCGTGCTGGGCAGCTGGCTCAAATCGATTTCCGCCCGCACCCGTCCCATCCCGACCTGCAGCATGCCGCCCAGTCGCGGGTCCTCAAGCCACGACTCCACCGCGTCCCGAAGGCACGCCGCTTCGAGTTCGGTCGCGCGGCGGAGCCAGAACCCACCGACGAGCTGAGTGCCGGGGTTGAGGATCTCGGTCTCGTAGATCATCTGCACCGAATCGTCGCTGGCCGACTGGTCGGCTGGCTTGGCGTGAGGATCGGACACCGATTGGTCCCGCCGCGTCGCCATGTTGGTGCTCAACAGTGCGTGAGCGGGCGTTTCAGACGGGACTCCGGTGATGATCGCCGTCTCGGCGCATACCGGTATGATCTGGTCCACGCTCAGCGACCCCGGCGTGATCGCTCCGTGCAACACACCGCCAAGCAGACCGATCGCCGGCACGGCCGATCGGATCTCTCGCAGCAGGGTCACGCGGTGCGCGTGGTGCATGTCGCCCTTGTTGAGCGCGCCGCCCGAGAACAGCGTGTGGTAGACGGGCAACGGAACTTGGGCGAGCCCGACCAGCTCCAAGGTGCGCCTGGCGATGATCCGCCGCAGCTGACCCCGCAGAGAATTTCCGGTGACGATCGGGACTTCGACCGGCTGACCGTTGTGCATTACGGTCATGCGGCGGTACATCTTCTGATTGCCGGCGTTCTCGTCAGAAGAGTGACTTAGGGGCGCGACCGCCGTCATCCGCAACAGCAAATGGGTCGTCGTCCTGTTTTTTGTCTGCTGCCCGTCCACGACGCTTTGGGGTTGTGCCATCGGCACGCTCCTCACGGGCGCGTCTGCGTTCGTCCGAGATTGCTCTCACGACCGAGACCACAAGTCCCGGCTGCCGACGAACACACCGCACCGCTTCCTGATTTTCAATGTGCGACATCGTCCTCGCCTCTGCGATCAGCGACTTGTCGATGAGTTGGGGGCTGACATGACACTTGGTCGCCAGCCTGAAGATCCACGAGATCGTGTCGGGCTCGTTGCCGGTCGCGCGGATTCGAGTCTCGAACCGCTGCCACACTCCCGCGCCGGCGGTCCGCCAGAGGGCTCCGTCGAAGTCGATGAGCCTCCACACGTTCACGGCCAGCAGGGCCGCGACCGATTCGGCCTTCGAAAGGCCAAGTTCCGCGAGCAGCGCCCGATCCGCTTCGCCGATGACCGACATGACGACGCTCCTACCGCTTGGGTTCGATCGCGATCCCCAGCCGCTTCGCCAGCTCGACCGCGACCTCTTTGTTTGGGATGATCGGGACCATGATGCCAAACAGCGTTGTGCCCCGGGCGAGTTGCGCAAGCGCGTCAAGCCCGCGGATGTGCACAATCCCAGTCCGCTGGTAGTCGCCCGAGTCGTAGCGCCCGGACAGAATCGACTCGCGCGAGCAGCCGCGGAGGTAAAGCTCAAGGGCCGCACGCATCCAAGCCTCGTCCCGACGTCGCGAGAAGTCGGCGCTCAGCTGTTCGCACTGGACACGCCAGAAATCGCGCGACTGGGCCACGCGCTGGCGAAAGACGCCGTGCTTCTGAAACGAATGGCTCAGAAACAGGACGAACGGCGGTTCGGGCGGAAACAGCACGGTCTCCCACGCGTCGGGGATCTTGAGCGGCGCAAAGCCGCCGGCCGACACCACAAAGGCGCTGCGGGTGCGCCGGTCCGCCAAACACGCCTCGCACGCCCAACAGACGCGGTCTGAGTGCAGTTCGTCGAGGTTGGTGAACGTGTCCTTGAGCACCTTCGCGGCGGGCCTTGCCGGTTCGAGCGCACCGCAGAGGCCGCACGCGGCTCTTTCTCCATCGTGGGGGCTGGCTCCCAGCGCCTTGGCGGTCATGACGGTCGCGCTCATGCGTGCTCCGCAATTTGGGGGAACTCTCGCTTCATCCGCGCGAAGTATTCCGGGAAGTGGTGCTTGAGCCACGCGACGCGGCCCGAACGCGCCGCCCCGTCTGTCGTGGTCCACCCCGCGTTCCGGATTGTCTCGCGCGTCTGCCCATGCGTCTCCAAGTCGTACAGCGGCAGGTAGGGAAGGCCATTCACCGCGATGCAGGCCCAGACGTCGCGGGCCGACCAGTCGAGGAGCGGGAGGCACCGCGTCACCCCGTCCGAATGCGGGTAGATCGCCCCCCGGGCTCTCGCGTTCATCGCGCGGGCGCCGGACTCGGCACCGCGAAGGCCCAGCGCCATCACGCCGAATCCTCGCTCGATCGCGTACGCCGTGCCCTTCGACTTCTTCAGCGACTGCACCACGGCCGCCTGTTGCGAAGCGGTCCGCTCGTGTCCGAGCCCGACTTCGTGCGTCCAGGCCAGCCGTTCCTCGATCGTCGCCATCGGAGTGCGAAAGACGCTGACGCGCATGTGCTCGGCGCACCACGCCTCAATCTCGTCGGTCCCCGGCATGGCGGCTGGGGACGGCATGTGCAAAACCTCGGTCAGCCCGGCCCGGGCCGCGAGGTAGACCAGCACGACCGAATCCTTGCCCCAGGACGATGAGACGAGCACGCGGCCGAGCGACGCGGCCTCGGCCAGTCGTTCGGATGCACGTTCGACCGCCACCGCGTAGGCGCGGGTGCGGGCGTGGATTCTGTACTGAAGCAGAGAGGACACGTCTCAGCGAAGACTTTCGGTCCGGTTGCGCCCCGCGATCGCGACGAGCTGGGATATCAGCCCCGCAGCCCGCGCTGGATCTGCCCGGCGACTTGGCGCCCGCTGCGGCGGAATGCGTCGGCGGAATCTCGCGTCGCCCCACGGGCATCGACGCTCACGTTGACGCTGTAGTGGTTGACCGTGCCCCCGCCACCAATCGCACGCACGCCGAGATCCCCGTTGGGCAACCGGACCGGCTTGGCCACCATCTCGTCCCGACCGGCCTCGCCCACAACCCCGACGCGCCCGTTGTTCAGCGGGAAGATGGCCGCACTGCTGTAGATGCCTTGGTCTAGTCCGCCGCGTGCAAACGGGACGAGCGAGCCGGCGAGGATCATGTTTCCGTGCGCGTTGAACAGCGCGCTGCTCGGAATGCCCGCAGTGGGGTCCCCGCCCGCACTCGGACCAGCGCCCGGAGCCGCCGCGCCCCCCACCACCGCGCCCGCGAGTGGCATGAAAACGTTGGCCAGGCCGCGGGCGAGCGGTTGAATCGCGGCATACTGCAGGAAAGTCTGCAAGACCTGCTTCCCGGTGTCGTTCAGCGCCTTCATCGCGTTGTCCCAGGTCAGCGTCGAGTCGGTCAGGCGAGAGAACACGCCCGCGACGTCCGAGCCCAGCGCGTCCGCCATGTTGCGCGTCTCGCGCATCCGCTGAAGCGACGCCACCTGGGCCTCGACGATGCGTCCGGTTGCGTCAGCCTGTTTGTCGCTCTGGCCAGCCGCCATCGCGGCCTCGACGGCGCGGTAGGCGGCCGCACGCCGCTCCTGGGCGTCCGCGTCGAGCCCGGCAAGTTCAATCTCCTCGTCAAGGTCCCGCATCATCCGCGTCAGGTTCTCTGCAGCGGCAAGCTGGGACGCCTGCAATGCCTCGTCGGCCCGCGCGGCCTCTTCGGTCGCGGCCGTCACGTCGGCCAGCTCGGTCTTCATCTGGGCGAGAAGCTGAGTCCGCTCGATGTATTGCGTGAGGAGGTCGAAGCCGGCAAACGTGCCCTCCTCCTCCGCGAGCTTGGTCGCCTCGATCTGCGCGATGTAGAGCGTGCGTTCCTCGGCGCCCATCCGGAGGGTGTCGATCTCCAAGTTGGTCTTGTCGATCAGGTCTTGGAGCTTCTGGCCCGCCTTGTCGGAGGCCTCCACCATGCGCTCAAGTGAACGCTCATACTCCTGGTTGGCTTTGGCCGCCTCTTGAGTCGCGTCCTTCGCCGCCTGAAGCTGGGCGGCCTGATCCACCACCTTGGTCACCATGTCGCCCAACGCGGCCTTCTGGGCGTCGGTCATGTCCTTCTCAAGCTCGCGGCGCATCGTCAGGGCCTGCAGCGCCGACGCGCTCATGCCCGCCGCCTTCTCCTCGTCCTGCATCGCGGTCAGGAGCGATTGGAGTTTCGCCCGCTGGGCCTCGATATCGGCGCCGGTGCCCTGCCGCACCTGGCCCGTCTCCTGCATCTTCTGCTTCAGGGCCTCGAGGGCTTGGATTTCGGCAATAGCGGCAGCTTTGAATTGGTCGGAAGGAACATAAGCGTTCAACAAAGCGCCCGTCGCGCCTGGGGCAGTCGCGACCGTATCCTCGAACGTTCGTCCATTCAGCTTGCCGTTAGAGCCTTCGTACGACAGCGCATTGAACGCCGCGCGACCCTGCGGGGTCTGAATGAGGCGTTTCACGTCCTGTGCAGTCACGCCGGACATCGCCGTACCGGTCGCATCCGAGATCTTCGACCCGTCGGCGTTAAGCATGTCAAGCGTGTTCTTGATCGCCGCCAGACGCTGCTCCAAAGATGCCGCCGCCAGACTTGGGTCCTTCAGCATGGTTGCTGACTTTTGCTTCGCTTCAGCGTCCGCAAGAGCCGCCGCGATCGGCGCGAACGACTCTGCCGCTGCCTTCTGTCGCTCGATCGCCTCCGTCGCCGCGTTGGTGTTCTCGCGGAGCGACACCATCACGCCAATGACCGCCGCCGCGCCAACAAGAAGCAGTCCCCACGGATTCGACAATGTTGCAAGTCGCATAACGCCCAGTGCTCCTGTCACACCCTGAATCGCGCGGGTGATACCGAGTAGCGTACTCACAACCTGAACGGCCGCAAGAGCTGTTAGGGCAGAAGTAACACCCATGATGGTCGCCTGAAGTGCCGGAGACTCGGTCGAAAGGCCCCGGATCGCGTCCAAAAGGCCTTTCATGACGAACGTCGCGGGCTTCACCGCACCGTCCGCCATCAGGCCGATAACGTTCTTCGCCATCTGGGACTTGGCCGCCAGGGTCTCGAATGCCTTCGCGGATTCGGCATTCAGCGCCTGTTGCCGCTCCCCCTCCTCGCGAGCTTTCTGGATCGAGACCGCGAGTTCGCCATACGCGCCTCCCAGCGTCGGCAGCACGCGCTGGATTCGGATGTCCTCAAGCCCGAGTGCCTCCAACACACCCTTCACGTCCTCGCCAGCGCGGCCCGCCGCGTTCAGTCCGCCGATGAACCTCGCAAACTGCGCGGTCGGATCCGTGCGGAACAGATTCTCGATCTCGTCGGCCGTCTGGCCGGTCAGCTTCTGCAAGACCTGCATCTGCGGGCCTGGCTTGCGGATCGCCTTGTCGATCACGTCCATCGTGCGTCCGACCGACGTGCCGCCAACTTCGGCGTCGTTGCCGAGTGACTTCATCGCCGCGCCAAGCGCGAGCGCGTTGACCGACCCGATCCGATACTGCGCGGTCGCCTGCGCGACCGTCTCGGCGTTGCCCAGGATCTCCGACTCGCTCGCCCGCGACTCGTTGCCCAGACGCGTGATCGCGGCACCCACGGCCGTGATACTCGTCCCGACGTCCTCGCCGTTGATTCCGATCAGTCGAGCGAGCTTCTTGGCCCCGTCACCGCCCTGAATGTCCGTCGCGGCCTGGAGCTTCGCCACCGTCTCGGTGAACCTCGCCAGGTCGGCTGACCCACGCACACCGAGCTGGCCGGCCGCCTGCCCGATGTTGAGCAGCTCGACCGTCGCGACCGGCGTGCGCGCCGACAACTCGTCGATACGGCGCTTGTAGTCCTCGAGCGCAGCTCCGCTCAGGTTGGTCGTTTTCGCGACCCCGACCAGCGCGGTTTCGAGCTGGGCCGTGTTGGCGACCGCGGTCCTGGCCCCCATCGCGATCGAGAGTCCACCGGCCAATGCCGCGATGGTGCTGAGCATTCCGCGCAGTGAACTCGCCGCCTCGTTGTTGCGACGCGTGGACCGCTCCGTCTCGTTCCCGACATTCCGCTGCGCCTGCGCCAGCTCGACCATGCGGGTCACGGCCTGCGCCGTCACGGCGTTGTGGCGCGTCTGAACCTCAACCGCCTGAGCGACTCGTGCGACCTCCTCCGCGACCGCCTGAGCATGGTTCCGCGTCTCGGTGCGCAGTCGCTCGATTTGAGTCACCGCCTGAGCCGCCACGCGGGTGGCCCGCTCCTGCCCCGCCGCCATGCGGTTGAAGCCCGCCTCGGCGGCGCGGATCTGTCGATCGGCCAACACCACGGCCTGTTCTGCCTTGAGGCACGCGATCGTGAACGCGTCGGCCGCGCTGATCGCCTGCGAGTTGTCGATCTTCAGAATCAGTGATTCGGTTTCAGTCGCCATCCTCAGCCTCCTCGGGCTTGAATGCCAACAGGTCCTGATCGAGCGCGAGCACGATCTCGGTCCAGTCCTCCCGCTGATCGGGATGGCGGATCTGCCTCAGGTTGAGATATGACTCAATGTCCCTGACGCAGATGGGGTTGGCCGCCATCCCGACCGCACGTTGCCGACTCAGCTCGGTGAAGGCTCGCCAGACCCGCATCTCCTCTGGGCCAATCTCTGGCCGGTCCGGCACACCTTCAAGCTTCCAGCCGAGCCGGCGAAGCTCTTCAAACTGGGACGCGTACTTGCCCCACCTCAGGTCCCAGCTGAGGCGGGCACGGAGTTTCCCTTCGTGGCCTCAACCTGTTCATGCCGGAAATGCTCGCGTCCCGACGAGGCGACGAGAATGAACGTCCGCAGGTCCGGACATTCGCTGATGAGCCTGCGAGAGTTCTCCACGCTGTACTCGATCGGCTTTCCGTCGTCGTCGAGGAAGGCCGGCTCGCGGTCGTCCTTGCTCATTCCGCCAGGCCGGACGGGACCGCGCCAGCCGAGCAGGATCGTCTCCGAAATGACCTTGTCCCTCGCGTCGTTGAACTTTTGATTGACAAGCACGTCCTCAACTTCCGGCTTGCTCTTGGCGATGCCGGCTGCCTGCATGCTCGCATACATGGCGGCGTTATAGCGATAGTTGTTGAGCCGGGCGATAAGCAACTCGACACCGCTCTCGAACGGCACCCACGCGCCGTTGAGTTCCTTGGACTTGTCGGTACGCAGCGAACTGAGCTTGATGGACATTCTTGAACCTCCGACGCGGCCCGCGCGGCATGCCCGGGCTCGCAAAACACCCGACCGGGTTTCCCCGATCGAGCGTGTGGTGCTCTGGTCAGATTGGAATCAAGACCAACGCGACATCATGCGGGAAATCGCGCGATCCGGATCGTCTTCTTCTCCCCCTCGTGCATGAAGGCGCCCAACTTCATGTCGGGCTTGATGGGCGTGTTCTTGCCGCCAGCCGCGCGACTGCCGTCGGTGAACTTGGCACGCGGGATATCGATGACGTACTGGCTGCCCGATGCGTCGATGAGCCGCGCGTTGAAGTTGGTCTTGGTGTTGTTGAGGAACTTGTCGTACAGCGTCTTCGACGCGTAGTAGGCCGTGAAGCTGCCCTCGACCGCGATGTCGCCCTGGGTGTGCCCAGTCGCGCCGAGCGTGCCAGCCTCCGGCTCGTCCGCGATCTTGTTCGAGATATCGAGGTTCAGGCCGATGAACCCGAGCGCGTTGCCGCCCTCACGCGCCCCGCTGACGTTGTCGATGGCGTTCAGGATCGAGCCCGCGGGAGCCAGTAGAAGTCGACTGCCTGCCGTCGCGGTCGCGCTGACCTCGCGGGTGCCCATCAGATCGGTCGAGCCCGTGATCTTGTTCCCCGCCTCGACCTTCAGCGAGAGCTTGCTCACCTCGCAGTTGTCGAAGGTAGCGAAATCGTTGGACAGATCGGTGTACTCACGCTCGGCCAGCAGCACGTTGGGCGTGACGCCGTTCTCGATGTAGGCACCCTGCGTAACCGTCACGGACACACCAGCGACATTGTCGACCATCGTGGCTTCGGAAACGATGATCTTGCCCGTCGTGACCGACACGATCTTGGCGAGGCCGTTGTATCCCGCACCGGCGAAGCCCGAGATCTTGATCCACTGGTACGGCTTGAATCCCGCCGCCACGAAGTCTCCGCCGGCGGTGTTGATCGAGTTGTCACTCGCCGCCTGGCTGATGTCGGTCGCGGTCAACTTCGCCGCGGCGTTCCAGCCGGGCTCCTGGTAGATCGTGACTGCTTCGCCCGCCGCATCTGTGATGCCGATGCTGTCGATGCCGCCAAGGACCATCGCGGTCGCCTGCAGGTCATTGATGTAGGCCCAGCCCGAGACACCGCCGCCGGTGAAGCCCGACACGTAGATGCGTGCACCGAGCTTGAAACCGTCGCTGACGTACGAGCCAGACGCACGCGAGAGCGTCTTGGTCGAGGCATTCCACGAGTGCACCGTGCCGGTGACCGACACCTCCGCGATGTTGCTGGTCGCACGCAGGACCGCCGCCATGTAGATGTCTTGCGCGCCGAACGAGAGTTCAAAGGGGATGCCGCCGCCCGCGCTCATGTTGACGCGAATGTGGTCGGTCACCTGACCGTCCGTGCGGATCTCGTCCGACTCCTGATTCTGCTGGTTGGGCTTGAGCGTCTCGCTCGTGAATCGCTGTTCAAGCAGCGGACCGCTGAACGCCGCGCCGAACGCGGACTTGCGGCCGATCGACAGTCGGGCGCGGCTGGAACTTGCACGAGTGGGCATGGTGAAACCTCCGTCAGGCGTACAGGTCTGATTCGAATGGGCAGGTGACGTTCACCTGCCACAGGTCGTCGGTGCGCCCCACCGTCGCGACGGTCGGGGTCTCGTACATCACGTTGCCGTCCGTGACGGCGCGGAACCCGCTCGCGATCGAGTCGGCGAGCGTGAGCGCCTCTGCCTCGCCGCTGTCGATGGGCGCAAACACCTGGAAGATCGCGATTCCGGGTCGGCGGAAGAGCTTCGTGGTCCCGCCCGCGGTGGCCTGGAAGGCCGTTCCGAGCCGAATCGTCAACACCACGTAGGTGCTCTTGGGTGGCGTGAAGTTCGCGTTCCCATCGAGCGATACTGACGCGAGCGGCAACAGCGAGCCGTCGACGATGATCGTCTTGGCGCGGGTGCGGATCGCGAGATGGAGTGCGGCAACGCTCATCGGTGGGTGCCGGACCCTACCGATCAAGACCAGTTGCGCTCAGCGACCAGCCGACACGATCTCCTGCAGGGTCAGCTTGAGCATGCCCTGCGGCGCCTGTTTGCTCGACCCGTCCTCGAGGTACTTGATGTACTTGACGTTGTTGGCCAGATAGAGGACCGTCACGCGATCAACTGCCGCGATCGCGGCTTTACCCGCCGCCAGTGCCAGTTGGGAAGCCTGCTGGGCGTTGATTCGATTTGACGCCGTGCGGTTCTTCTTCCGCTGGGCCCTGTCCTTCTTGGACCGCCCCTTCACCCGAACCGGCTCGGTGAAAGCAATATCAAGCTCGGTCAGGATCGGCGTAATGGCCGACACCTGCCAGTTCGCGCGAGCCCGGCCGGTATCGACGGGCGTCTTTCCGACCACGCCCGCAAGCGCGTCGTTCGCGATCTTCCTCGCGGCCTGGTCGGTCTTGGCCTCGATCCGGTGCGCAAACGCCATCAGGCGGCGACCAAACTCGGCCGCGTTGGTGCCCATGCGTCACCTCAGTTGCAGTTCGTACGCCGCGACCAGTGTCCCCGACCGATACGGCTTGACCGACTCGATTCGACGCGTCTCGGTCCCGAAGGTGAGTTCCATACCGGCCACCGGTGAGAAGGTCAGGCCCTTGGCAGCGACAAGCGCCAGCTCGTCGGTCGCCAGAACCGACACCCCGTCGATGAACTCCTTGTCGTAGCCGACCGGCGGCGAGATCTTGCGCACGACGTTCTGCGAATCGATGTCGGTGACGGTGCCGGCCACCGGATCACGCGTCTTGGTCACGACCTTGAAGGTCGCGGGGATCCCGACGCCGTCCGGGCCCTCGATCGCGTCCCACACGTCCTGCGGCGCTTCGGCATCAAGCTCCGTCATGCCAGCACCCTCCGGCCCTGCATCGAGGACCCAACCAGCAGGTTGGCGAGCGCGTTCCCGACCTCGGGATAGGTGGGCTGCTGGCTCGTTCCCGAAGTGTCGGCCCACTTCTTGCGGGTCGTGAGCGGACCGACCTTCGTCTCCTTCTCGACCAGCGCGCCGTCCTGCTTCACGTCGGGCGCGAGCGCGCCAGCCAGCGCACGCGGGGCCAGGAGGGCTTGGGCGAGCTTCCACTGGTCCGGCACCGCCGTCGAGTCGAGCAACCAGCCGTCCCGCGTGTGGGCGTTGTAACGCGGCCACGCGCGAGCCTGGGTCGGCAGCACCCGCTCTCCGCCGAGCAGCGACTCGTACGCCGCGTCCATGAAGAGTGCGGCCTGGCGGAGCGCGACCTCCTGCTGGCCGGTCGTCGCGGCCGCGAACGTCGTGTCGGTGGACCACTTTGCGAGCAGCGCGACCGCATCAGATGCCGACAGGTAGCTGTCCGCGCCCGCCACGCCCGCTCCGGTTTCGACGATCAGTGCCATCGTGCGCCTCCAATCGCAGGCCCGGGATTCGAACCCGGCGATGTCGGGATATGAGTCCGACGCGAGCCCAAGCCCGCCTGCTTCCTGAGTGTCGTTTAGCCATCGGGCTAAATGTCGCCCACCGTGTTCGTTTGTGCGGCCCGCGCCGGACAGTCATGGGCCAGCGCGGGCCGCCAACGTGGTGTAGTTCTGAATCGCCCCACCGGATCGTGACTTCCGGCGGGGCTTTCGCGGGTCTCAAGTTGCTCTCTGAATGGCCCCGCCGCGCTGCAGCACGACGAGGCTGGTCATGAAAAGGGTCTGCCTCTAAATACTCCGGGCCGCCGTCCAACAGCCCGGAGCGGAGCAAGAACGTGACCCGCAAGTTGCCGACCTGACCAAAGCCTGGCCCTACACCTGCGGGTAACTCGGGCTCGGCCGCGCTTGAATCACTTCTTGGCGTCGTCGGCCTTGGCCTCGGACTTCGCGCTGGGCTTCGTCTCGCCCTTCGCCGACTTGTCGCCCTTCGCGCCCGTCTCGTTGTTGGCCGCACGGCCCACAGGAGGCTGGTTCTGATCGTCCTTGATCGCCTGCGCGTCGCCGTTCAGGCCGACTTCGCGACGGACCTCGATGCCTTTGTTCGCATCGGGCGTTTCGCCGTCCGGAGCGTCTGAGTTCTTCGCTGCCTCCCAAGCGGCCCGCTTGGCTTCATGCGCCGCTTTACGGGCGATCGCGCCAGCGTCTTCTTCTGACTTGCCCTCCGACAACGCCTTCTTGAACGCGTTGTTGCCGGCGAGCGTGTAAGCGACCTCGGGATCAGTCGTGCCCTTCGGCGGCGTCTGGGTGTAGCCCTGCGCCACGTAGGACTGCAGTTGTCCCGGCTCAACCAATACCCGCACCGGCGGGTTGTCGTTGCTCCACGTTTCGACGAGTGTTCCGTGTGACATGCGAATCTCCAAATGGGGTGAAGACAACCCCGCCACGTTTCCGCGACGGGGTGTTGAATTAGCCGGCCAGTCGAGCGGCGAGTTCCGGACGCACGAGCTTTGCGCCCCAGAGGGCATCGATCTCGTACACCGTTTGCTTGCTCTGGCGAATCTTCTCGATGCGAAGCACCAGCTTGGTGACCGGATCCTGCATCGTCTGGATGTTGGGATCGCCCGCGTCGTCTTCGAGCGAGCGCATCGCGAACGCAAACGCGTCGCGATGGAACCCCATGTTGACGACGTGAGTCGCACGCAGAGTCACCGCCTCGCCACCGGCCTTCGCCGTCTTGAGCGCCGGCGCGATCGCGACGGTGGTGTTGCCGACCGCCAGATTCACATCCGCCAACACCACATAGGTCTGGGGGTCGTTGGCAAACGAGATGATGTCGCCCTTCACCAGCGGAGTAGCGTTGGTCGCCTTCGCGATCGAGACCGTACCGGTGCGCCCGCCGTCCGTGCTGCCTGCGTTGACGGCCTGCGCGCCGTTGGCCGTGCAGGCGCCGGCCGTGAGGACCGTCGAGCTATGGGTGGGAATCTGGTCCTCAGCGAACCAGTTGAGGCCGAACTTGCGACCGATGTCGCCCTCTCGCTTGGTGTCGCCATTGTCCGAAGTCTGGCTCGCATCGCTGAACTCAGGGCGGGCCAGCGCGTTCGCCTCCGCATTGGTATCGATGACGGCATTACGGAGCGAACCCCTGGGGCAGAGCTGGCGATTCAGCACCGCGCGGAGCGCCGTCGCGTCCGTGATTCCCGCGCCGAACGGCGTGGTACCCGCTGTACCGCAGTAGCCGTAAACACCCTTGTACTCCGCGAGGATGCTCGCGTTGATCGCCTCGATCAGCGCCTTCATGCCCTCGGAGAGCTGGAGCGGCAAGAAGTGCTTGTTCTTGTCGATCTCCTTCATCTCCTTGTCGGTGAGGGCAATCGGATCGGTCTTCTTCCAGTTGTTCAGCGGGACCTGAACCAGTGCGACCTTCTGGTCCACGGGAACAGGGAGGACGTTGGAAGGCACCACGTCCTGAACGCCGACTGCCGTCGGGAGCGGGACGTCGATCGTCGATCCCTTTGCCTTTGCCTCCATCGAGTAGTCGCTGTTGACCAGGCTGGGCATCAGCACCGACTTGCGGAGCGTCTTCATACCCGCGGCCAGAAGGCGCGGCATGATGTTGGTGTTGTCATTTGCCATGATTCATGAACCTCATTCGTTGGGCTTGTGCCCGGTGCGTTTGACCTTCAACACGCAGCCATCCCGGCCGTTCGGCGTCCCGCCTTTAATCCACAACCTTGACTGATCCGTCCGCGATCCCGTCGAAGTTCGCCTGCATCGCTTCGGCGTCGCTGCGGCTCACGGTCTTTGCAGCTCCACTGCGTGCCGCCGTGCCGCCCGACTGGCCTCCACCCGTTGCCCCGCCGCCAGAGTTCCCACTTGCTTCGAAACACATCGCGTAGTCGCGATCGGACGCAAGTTCGTCGACGAACTCCTCGGGCGACATTGGAGCTTGCGGGTTCTTCGGGCTGATGCGCACAACGCCGTCGCCGCCAATCACCTCCGTCACGTACTTGCCATCCACTTTCCGCACCCGAAGGTGCGGACTCGCGACAGGCATGAGCAGCTTGACGTTTCCCTTCCTGGCAACGATCGCTTGCTGGAGCTTCGATGTGCCGATCTCGCCCAGCAATTGGGCTTCCGCGGTGGCGAGCTCTTGCTTGAGGGACGCGAGTTCCTTCCCGTGCGCCGTCGCCATCTGAGACTTGATCGACTCGATCTCTTTCCTCGCCTTGTCGTCCGGGCTACCCGACTTCTGCCACTCAAGGACTTGCTCGTGGGACTTGAGGACGTCGTCGATGCTGCGATCCCCGAGCTTCGACAGAGTCGCCTTCAGTTCCGCCGCTGCACTCCGCTCCTTCTCAAGCGCTGAGCGAAGCCCCTTTACGTTCTCCAACGCGAAGCCATCGACAGCTTCAACTTGGAGAACAAACGTCCCGTCAGCCTCCGGGGCGTACAACTCCTTCAGAGCGTCAGGGAGATCATCGATCGACTTCAACCGCGCCTTGGCCTTGGCCATATTCAATCTCCTGCGGCTTCCCGCCGCGCAACGGGCCACGCTGGCCCGGTGACGCATCCCGCGCCACGCCCAATCACGCCCCACCCTCTCGGTTGCGCTCACGCTCGCTCAGCGGCCGTCGCCGATCCCGTGCCGGCGCTTGAGTTCATCAAGCCCGATCACGCGGTCCTTGTCCGCGAACTCGCCCGGGTCGAGCTTGCCGGCACGCAGCAGCCGCGCCCGCTCTGGCCCCAGCGCCTCGTCCTGCCTCGCCGCGCTCTGACGCTTGATCCACCGGGACCATGTCTGGTCGGCCGCTACTTGGCCGTCCATCGAGGCCCGCGTGCCTGCTGGCGCGTCCGCCAGGTCGATCCCAAGCTCTTTCCACGACTTGGTGACCGGCACCGGCGTGCACCGGCAGTTCATATGCGGGGCCGCGAACCCGACCTCGATGTCGTAGACCTTGCCGTCTCGCGCGCCGCAGACCTCGCACGTGCGGGTGTCGAGGGTCGCGACCCACTTCCAGCCCTTAACCACGTCCTTGTTGGCGCGGAAGGTCCGCATCCGCGCCGCGCCCGTCACGTCGGTCGCGGCCGTCCGCACCAGCGCCTCGGCCTCCCGGCGGGTCGTCTGCAGGATCCCGTTCCCGTATTGCGCCGCCCGGGTGCCGCGGATCGCGCGGATCATCTCGTCCACGCTCTCGCCCCGCACGAGCCCTTGGTTGAGCCGCGTGATGATCCGGTCGCGGGTCCGGATCCCCAGATCCTCACTCCACTCGCTCAGGAGCTTTCCGGCCAGCGGACCGCGCTCGACCAGTTCGGCCAGAAGCGGCCTCGCGGGCAACTTGAGTTCGAGGTTGATCGGTGCGGCCGATCTGATTGCCCGCACCTGCCACGTCGCCTCAGCCTGCGCGATCTCAACCAGGTCGCGGCGAAGCCGGTTTATCGCACGCCCGACGTCTGGCGCAATGGTGGCGTCCAGATCATCGGCAAGCCGGCTGATGACTCGGCGCACCACGCCGGACGTGATGGATCGGCCCTCCAGGTCGATCAGCGCACGCGGGAGCAGATCGATCACGTCCGCGAATGCCCCGTCGTTGAGCAGCGAGATGAAGTCCCGAACCTGCTGGTTCTTGTGCCGCTCGATCAAAACCCCGCGGGCGATCGCGTCGTCCTGGAGTTGCTCGTTGGTGGTTGGCTGGTTTCGGTCCATCCGCGTCTGGGCTCACATGCGTTCCTGAATCCGCTCCTGTGCCCACTCGATGAGCTGCAGGCAGATTCCGGTGGTGTCGGGATAGATCGACGCTTGCGACGCGGTTATGACCGTGAGGGGAAGCTCTGTCGGCTTTGAGAATCGCTCCCGAATCAGCACCAACGCTTTCGACCGCGTCGCCAACTCCCTGATCAGGTCGTCGGTCGGCACCAGCGTGATGTCGGGCTTGCCACTCACGCCGCCGCTCCACTCGCGTCGCCCGCCCCGCCCGAGCTACCGCCCGTGCCCGTGCCTTGGCCCGAGCCTCCAACTGCCTGTCTGGCCGGAACGTCGAGGTGATTGCTCATCCCGCCGAGCGCCGGTCCCTCGGCCTCGATGCGCGCCATTTCCTCCGTGATGTCGAGTTCGGGGCTGAGCGTGCTGCGGCGCTGAAGCTCCTTGAGGTACGTCTCGCGCGACAGATCGCCCGCGGCCCTCGCGGCCTGTATCGAGTTCAGGTCTTGCTGCGACGCGGGCAGGATGAAGTCGCTGAAGATCCGGACCTCAAACCCGTCTGGCAGTGCGGTCCCGGCCCACTCGCACGCATATTCGCACGCTTCGCGCCAGATCCGCTCCAGCGAGCGAATCCACCGCTGCGCGACCGACATGTCGCGGCTCTCGTCGATCGACTTCCCGGTCGCGGTCGAGGACGCGGAACGCTCTACGAACGGCCGCATCCCCAGCGTCTGCATCTGCTCCTCGAGCGCACGAAGCTCGTCAACCCCGACCTTGATCGCGTCGCCCTTCTGCTCGGCGAAATCGACCCGTGCGTCCGACTCGGGAAAGCTCAGGAAGCTCGCCGGCGTGACCTTCACCTCTTTGGGCTTGTCATTGCTGGTCGTGTCGGCCTTGGGCTTGTGGCCCGTGATGTAGAGCATCGCGATGCGGGCAAACGCGGTCGCGTAGCGCTGCGCCGCTGTGGACTGCCAGTGGGCGACGTTCAGATAGGCCAGATCCTCGTAGGGCGGCTTCGCGACCATGCAGCCTTCGCGGTCGAAGTAGCAGGTGAAGATCGGGACGCGATCGAGCGGCTTCCCGTTCTTGAGCAGCGGGACCGAGGCCTCAACCTTCCACTCGGTCTTGCCATTCTCGTCCTTTTTCTCTCGCCACACCGTCACCGATTCTGGCGTGATGACCCGCACCGTGTTGGTGGTGGTCTCGGACCAGTCGGCCTCCACCACCGTCTCGGTCTTGCGGATCCGCACCTCGGTCACGATCGTGGTCGAGCCTCGCTGCTCAGTCCGCCACCCGATCACGTCGCGCGGGTCCACCATCACGAGTGTCGGCCGCGCCCCGACCTGCATCTCGTCCGCCCGCGTCGCGTTGTTCGGCACGGTGGTGTAGTCCACCAACAGATGGACCATCCCATACCGAGCCGCCGCACCGAACGCCTCGCGCAGCTGCTCGTCGGCCGACATTCCGGCGCCGTCGATGTTCGAGAGCAGGGACTCGAGCCACGTCTTGGCCTCGCCCTTGAGATCCTCGACGCCCTCGAACGTGACCGCTTTGGCGAACGGTCGATTGGTCGCGTCGTCGATCGCTTGGCCGAGCCCGTTGTAGAGAACCGCGAGCTTGAGCTTCGACCTGTAGTCCTCGTCGTCCTCAAGGCGCTGCTTCGGCAGGTATCGCGTTCCCAGGTCGCGCATCCGGCGCGTGCCGCCCAGCAGATCGTCGATGATCTGCCACCGCTCCGCCATAGCGGTGTAGTCACGGCAGGGCGTGTTGACGTTCGATTCAACCATGATCAGGGCTCCGCAGTCCAGGTGCCGGTGTAGGACTTGACCCGCCAGGTGCCGGTCGTGTCGGCGATGAGCGTCACGGTGTTCCCGACCGTGTTGCTCGTGAGGTACTTGCCAGCCGCACCCGGAACGCCTGTGCTTGGCAGCGCGACCGTCTCGGTCCCGTTGGGATCGATTCGGAAGCTCTGTGCCGCCGCGACCGTGAAGGTGTACTCGTAACCCGCGCGGGCGGCAGGCAGTGTCCCCGTCACAGTTCCGCTCGCGCCCGCGTTGGTGTAGTTAGTCTGGTGCTCGCCGTAGCTGATCGTCCAATCAGCCGTCTTGGCCGCGATGCGGGTCGTCTTCTGATCGACGGCCCAGATCCAGCCCGCGGGCGCACCGGTGTAGAGGTCGCTCGTCGTCTGAGTTTCGAGCGCGATCACCGGACCGACGCCGACCGGGACACCGTTGGCCGTGAGCGTCGTGGTGGCCGTCTCGTTGTAGACGCGATCGTTCGCCTTAGGCGTCAGTCTGTTGGCCAGCACCGGGCAGTCCGGGTCGTTGATCTGGATCTTGGCCGTTCCGCTGCCGGTGAAGACTGTCGTGTAGCTGCCGACCTTCTTGAAGCCCGCACCCTGAATCCGCAGCGTGCCGGTCGTCGTCTGGAACAGAAGATTGCCGCCGAGATTCTCGCCGGTCCAGTCGTCGTAGAAGATCGTCAACGCCGAAGAGCTGCTCTGCACCGCCGTGCCGCCGTTCTTCGTGGTCACGCCGTCAAATCGCCAAGTCTGCGGCAGCACCTGAGCGCCGTTGAGGTAATGGACGATCGAGATGCTTGTGCGACTGCTCGGTGTGAAGGTCGCGCCGCTGGTTGATCCGGTGATCACGTTCGTGCCGTTGAACGTTCCCGACGTCGCGATCGCGAATGCCTTGTTGTTGGTGGACTCGAAGCCGCGGAATCGCCCAACCGCTCCGCTCGACGCCTGAGTGATCACCTCGTCATAAATGAAGCTGCCCGGGCTCCCGAGCGAGATTCCGAACTCCTCCCCGCTGTGATTGCCAAGTCCGTCCGTCACACAGTTGGTGAATTGGACATCGGGAATCACGTCGGTCGGGCCCCCCGCGTTGATCAACCGACCTTTCACACCCAGCGGGATGTTGCAGTTCGAAACGTTCACGCGCCCGATCCCGCCGCCGTTGCTGCTCGCGAGGTTGATCACGGCGCCGATGGTGGCGTTTGGCGTGTCGATCCCGTCGATCGTCAGGCTTTGAAGGCTCATCTGGACAAACGCCACCGCCGAGGCGGACGCCCCGATCGTCCGATCGATCTCGATCGCGTCGTCGCTGACCCTGCGCGTCACGCGATACTGACCGATCGTCGTGTTGGTGCCGGCCGTCACCGCGATCTGATCACCCTCTTGCCACACATAGCGGTTGAACGCGCCCGTTTTGGTCAGCCGGAGATTTGCGTTGTCCCACGAGGCGCCGGTGAAGGACAGTGGAAACGAGGCTGACCCGCTCGCGTCGTAAGTCACGGCCGACGAGAACTGGTTGCCGACTTTCACGCCACGAACCGTAATGTTCTTCGCGTTTCTCGCATTGATCTGCACCATGCCGCTACCCGGGGTCGCGAATCCGGTGACACCGATCACGTCAATCGAGTCCATGAGGCAGCCGACGAGTAGGCCTCCGACCTGATAGTCGTCGCTGAACGCCACGAGCGGACCGTTCTGCGACGTGCCATGGATCGACTTAATCTCGCCATCTCGAATCGTGTCCGTCGGCCGTCCGGTCGCACGCACGGGCTGAAACGTGTTCTGTGCATAAACGCCGTCGATCTTGAACCAACGGATCTCGCGCGGATAGGTGTTCGAGTCGCCCGTGAGCTCCGGGTAGTAGCCGGTGAGCGTCACCTGAGAAACGTCCAGGTTGCCGCCCTCGCTCGCGATCAGAGCGACCACGTTGTCGCCGTGACCCGCCACCGCGATCGCGTGGATGTCGCTGACTTCGAGGTGATAGAGCGGCCCGTTGAAGTGGAGGAAGTCGCTGAAAAGCTGACGACCCGTGAGGCCCTTGCACTTGACGTGCGTGGCGTCGCCGATCTGAACCGCGTACTTGATGCTCGTCGAGCTGGTGTCAAACGTCAGCTCGCGGATCGACAGGTCGTCGACCCCCATCAACACGACCGTTTGGCCGCCGTAGAACTCCGGCCCCGTGTTGTCGATCGACTGCGCCTGGTCGTTGCGGATCGTGCCCGAGCCGTAGAGCAGGATGTTGCGATTGCGACCAACCGGGTCCTTGTTGGCCAGCATGACGCGGTTCGCGCCGGCAGCCAATCGCAGCACCACCCCCGAGCCAAGTTCGAGCGATGTGTTCGACCCGATCGTGAGCGCTGCCCGGATCGTGATGCCCGAGAGCATCGTGACCGACTTGGAAGGCGGCCCGGTCGATGGCGAACCGACGAGGTACTCACCTGGCGTGAGAATCTTCACCTGACCGCCGCCCGCAGCGTCTGCCTCGTCGAGCGCGGCCTGGATCGCTGATGTGTCGTCGATCGCGTCACTCGGTGACGCGTTGACCGGGTAGTAGACCTTCCCCACCGCCACCGCATCTCGCACAGGTCCGAAGCGGAGTCGCACCTGCTGGGCGCTGGCAATGTTCGGGTTGCTGAGCAACCCCGCGACGAAGAACAGCGAGGCCGCGAGGCAGAGTCGAAGGATCCACGAGTGAAAGAGCTTCATGCAACGACGCCTTGATGCAAGGTGCGGATGGAAAGAACGGGCGCGTCCGTGCGCCCTGCCCGGGTCAGATGAACTTGAACTGGATGAACGCGGTGTTGACCGTGCCGGTGCCGGCGAGAGCGGTCTCGATCACGACGAGCAGTTGGTCACACCCGTCGCAATCCCAGGAGTGGATGAGCTGATCCGAGGTCGTGTACTTGAACGTCCCGTCGCTCACGTCCGTCCCCGCGACCGCGAGTGTCTCCGAGACGTTGCCCCGCACGCTCTTGATCAGCTGCCACGCATCGGCGCCGGTGCGGCCGAACACCTTCACGACCGGCGCGGTCGAGACCGAAAGGCTCGCGTCGTATGCCATCCGGAGCCGCAACGTGGTGCCGCCGCTCCGCTTGATGATCGGGGTGGTGTTGCGCGTGACCTGCGTCTCGGGATTGGTGACCGTCGCGGCGTCGATTGCGTTGATCAAGGTCGTGCCGGTCTGCCAACGCGCGGTCACGGTCATCGGAATCGTCGTCTGGCCAGGTGCACGCACGTCGCTCCCGACCTCGCTCGTCGGTGCATAGGCCGACGCGATGTTGAAGAGCGATGGCCCGAGCACGAGACTCAGCAGGGCGAAGACGAGCAAAGTGGCACCGACGCGACTGGGCGAGCGATTCATGGATTCTCCTTGGTTGGCTTGACGCCCCCGACGTAGAGGGCGAACTTGCTGCGTTCATCGAGGCGAGCCAGCTCGGCCCGCTGTTCGGCCTCGCGGTCGCGGAGTTCACTCACGTCCCGCGCGATCGCAGAGAGCGAGGCCTCGTGCGCGATGTCGGCCTTGGCGAGCGGCAGCACGTACGCGCTCCCAACCGCGCCGATGATCAGCACGCCGAGCGAGACGGCCGCGATCACGACCGACCAGTTGGTGTGGCTGGATCGCGACTGCTCGTCGAACTTCCCGTTGATCTGGCTGAAGACCCGCTCCATGCGGGCATCGCGGTCCTTCAGCTCGGCCCCGGTGCGCTGCTGCTGCTCAGCGACCAACGCCGCGACCTTGTCGAACCCGCGATCCACATGGCTCTGGAGGTTGCCTATCTGCGATCGGATGTCGCCAATCTGGCGTTCCATCACCTCGACGCGGGGAGTGAGTGTGGCGGCGTCGTCGATGTCGTGGCGCTCGGTCATCCCTCACCCCCAGCCGGTGGGGCCGAGGGCGGCGTGGGCGGCCTATAGCTGTCGTTGGCGTCCGCGGGATTGGGCGCGTCCCCGAATCGCCGGGGCGGAACGTAGTTCGGCGGAAGCACAAACTTCGGCACCTCGGGTGTGTCGGGCCTGCCCGCGAGGTTGGTCGGCTGATCAGCCATCACCTGTGCGATCAGGCGATCGAGATCCTTCTCGCTCATCGGCGCTGCCGCGGCGGCGTCCTTCACCGCCTCATCTGAGGTGTGCGAGAGTACATAGGCGACTATCCATGCGATCCCGCCCGTCGCGATCTCGATTAGCGCGATGATGTGATCGGCCTTCTGTCCCGTAATCCCCTTGCCCAGGATTGCCGTTCCGCCGACATAGAGAGCCATCCGCATCAGCCGTCCAACTGCCGCCGGCCGCAACGTCGCGATATCTCGTCCGATTCCTCGCCAGTCGATCTTCATGGTTCGTCTCCCTGCGCTGTCAGAAGCTGTCAAACGGGCGAAAACTGACATCTGCGAATGCCCCCGCGCCGGTGCACCGGGACGGGGACGAAACATGGGGCCACACCTGGCGCGTTGTGCCGTGGTCGCCGCGTTAGGGCGCGACGAGGAACTGGGCGATCTTGGTGAGTTCAGCCGCGACGCTGGGAACGACGTTCTTCAGCAGGTCGGCCGTCCGTTCGATCTGGGCGATGTCGACGGCTTTCTGCGCCTCTGCCTGCGTCTTCCAAGCGTCCTTCCACGCAATGAGACTCTGGTTGGACGAGTCGAAAGGCGTGCTTGCCAGGGTCTCGAACTTGAGGCCCTTGCCCTCGAGTTGTCCGGTCGCGGGGTTGAAAGTCAGGCTGTCGGCCGTCGCCCGCACGTCAGTGCCGCTGACGGAGTTGAACACGATGTTGCCATCGGGCTGTTTTGCGAACGCGATGTTGCGCACCACCGTGTTGTTGAGGAGTGCTCGGCTCTGCTTGCCATCCGCGAGCACGTAACCACCGGGGCCGGTGCTGCTGGTACTCACACTTTCAACCGGCACGACGGGTTTGCCGTCCGCGCCCAGCACCGCGCCGCCGTTGGCGTCCTGCACCGCTCCGGTCGGGGTATCGACCGCGAGTGTGATGGGACCGGTGTTGCGCAGCTCCCGCTGGTTGTCGCCCTGTCGGAACGTCTGGCCGACCGTTCCACTGTTCGACGCGCACCCGCCGAGCGGGACCATCAGCCCCACGCAGGCCGCCAACGCGATCGCGATCAAGCTGCCACGGCCTGGCGAGCGGGCTGCAGACCGAGACAAACCCGCGAATCCCCACAGTCGAATGTTGCACATGACGAGACTCCTTGGTGCCGAAAGACGAGAACGGACTCGCCAATCGGTACCACCGAGCCTCGGTTGTGCGCTAGATCGCTCCCTGCGCGGTCATCTCGCTCCCCTCGCCGACCGGGAACTGCTGGTGGATGTAGTACCCAGCGCCGTCGGAGATGTGGGTCAGGACATCGCCCTGTTTCTTGAGCAGCTCGCCCGACCCGCCCTCGACCAGCCGCACGCCCTCGAGGTCGTCGATCAGGTGTGGGCACCGCTTGGCGTCGATGATCCACCGCACCGTGCCGTCGATCGACCTGAGCCGGCTGTTGACCGCATTGACGCGCGACCGCTCGGGAGGGTTGGAGTTCGGCACCGCGTCCTCGACGTATGCGAACTTCTCGCGGAGCGTCGCTTTGACGAGATCCCAGTCCGAGCCCTCGACCTTGGCCGAGCCCTTGTTGCCGCCCGACGCGTCGCCGAACAAGATGACCTTGCCCTTGTGATGGCCCCAATCTTGAATGAGGCGCCGGCACACCATCGGGGTGTTGGAGTGCTTTGGGATCCAGACCTCGCCGATCGCGGCGGTGTAGCGCTGGGCCCGCCGTACTCTGATCACCCGGCCGTCCTCGACCATTTCGCCCAGCATCCGCTCTGGCGCGTCGAGTTCCTGCTTCACAACCGCGACCCCAGGGCTCTCGTTGAAGTCGAAGCAGAAGAGCAGCGGGCGATCGGGGCGGTACGCGACCTCGCTGTCCGACTGCGGGAGGTTGAAGCGCCGGTCAAACTGGTAATACGCGCGACCAATGAGCGTGCGGGGATCCGCCAGGATCTCCTGCGAGTAGGTCGCGGGGTCCATCGAGGACTTGAGGCTCTCGATCTCCTGCGGGGTGTTGACATCCTCTGCCGACCAATAGAACGCGTCGAACTCGGTCTTGTTGCGCTGGCTCGCCCACTCGTTCCACAACTGCATGTGGTGGTTGAAGCCGAGCGGTTTTGACTCGATGATGGCCCAACCGTTGCGCTGTGTGAGTGCAGGGCGGAGTGAGTTGGTCCATGCTTCCTTCTTGCACGCCGCAAACTCGGTGATGATCAGTCCCGAGAGCGGACGACCTTCGCCACGCTTAGGCCTGTCGAGCCCAACGACACTGATCATCGAGCCGTTGCGGAGCCGGATCTCCATTCGGCCGTCTTTGGCCTTGCCCACCATGGCCCACTCGGGCACGAGGGCCTTCAACCGATCCCAGAAGATGAGCCGGGCTTGGTCCTGCGTTGGGGCCGCGCAGATGTAGAGCGCGTCGACGTACGCGCACTGGGTCACCGCAGCCTTGACCAAGAACCGGAGCGATACCTCAGTCTTTCCGCTCTGCCTACCAGCGCGGATGATCCGGAAGCGGGCTGTGGAGCGCAGAAACCGGTCGCGCTCGACGTGTCGCCAGAGCGGGAACCAGCCCGCGGGCAAGAGCGATGGGTTCGCCGCCACCATCGCGCGTCAGACTCCGGAAGATTTTGTTTCCGCCGCCTTCACACTCGAGGGTTTGACCTCGACCACCTTTGGGGAGGACGTCTCGGTGTCGGGCGCGAGCGACGCGACTGCCGCACTGACGTGCTGCGCCATCTCCCGCACCGCCGCACCGACCATCCCGACCGTGCCCGCGACGCTCAGGCCAGGCGACTCGTAGCCCTCGCCCGCAAAGTCCCACAGGCCCACGCGCTCAATCGCGCGGCTCGCGACCCAACGCCCGATCGTCTTCAGCACCGCAGTGTCGAGCTGGCGCAGCCGTGCCGGCGCCGGCGTGGTGACGGGATACCGAGGGCACAAGAGCGGCAGCACCAGTCGGTTCGGACCAATCGCATCGGTCGCCAGGTCGTGCGAGCCGTGCAGCCAGGTGCGGAGCCGCGCCAAGCCTTCGCCCGACGTGTCGGCGTACGGCACGTAGAGCTGATACGCGATCCCGTCGTGCGCCCGCACCGCCGGCAAGAACGGCTCGATTCGTTTGCGCATCGCGGTGTAGGTGTCGGCGGAGAGTTGCTCTTGGAACGCCCACCAGCGCGACTTCTCGCCTTCGGAGAGCAGGCCCGTGCACAACACCTTGCCGCGGAAACCGCCATCGAGGATCGCACGCCGCAGCTCCCCCGCCACCGCCGCGATCGCTTTGGGGCTCATCTTGCGGGTCGCCGACTCCCAATCGACCACGCACAGGTCGGCTCGTGGCGATAGGTCGAGCTTGAAGCCCAGCTCGCGCCGGAGCGCACCGCCGTCGAGCGACCCGGCGTACCCGAGGATCTTCTCGCTGTAGATGACGATCTGTCGCCGCACCGGCGCGGATCCGAAGTCGAAGGCCGTCTGGTCGGGCGTGATGAATGAATCGAAGATCGCCATCGCCTACTCCTTGTGCTTCGCCTGGCTGGCCGTGATGTCGCCGCCGAGGTCCGCGCCCAGCATCTGCCGCATCGCCTCATGCGCCTTGGTGGCGAACTCGGCCGCGCTGTCGGTCTTCTCCGCCTCGCTCGCGTACTTCGCGCTCAAGCCCAGCAGCTCGTCGATGCGTTCTTGAGCACGCAACATGTCGCGATCGGTCGCGGTCGCCTTGTGCTTCATGCGCTCGTAGAAGGCCAGCGCCTCCGCCGCCTTGTCCGCCTTCGGTGCTTTCGCGGAATCCCGGATCGCCGCCCGCGCGGCAGACATGAACCGCTCGACCTGCGACGGTGCCACACGATCTCGTTTGAGACGCTTCGCCAAGTGCCGCTTGATGGCGTGCTTCGTATGGCCTTCGCAGATCATGTCCGCGACTTCCTCGATGAGGTCGTCGGTCGTGACCGTGCGAGGCCGCCCGCGCCGACGCGATCGCTCGCGCCCGCCACTCGCGCCACCGCTGGACTTGTCCGATGCCACGCATACCGCCCTCGGCACACGCTCCCGTGCCCGAACGGCCCCGCGCACGCGCGCGCGACCCAGAAAGGGAGCACGCCACGCTAACCCGAGCTATTGGTTGCGCTCAACGCATATGCGGTGCTTATTCAGCCCGTGAAGCGGGACTCGTCAAACCAGTCCTTCGGTCCGGTGCGTCCCTTCCAACGCGCAGCTTCGGGCAGCGCGCCCATGCTCTGGAGGATCTTGACCGCGTCGAACACCAATCGGGCCGAGTCGACTTCCGCGGCCGCCTTCGCTTGCGGCGGCACCTCGCCCGACCGGCACGCGGCCCGAACGCGCTCGGCTGACCGCACGGCGGTCGCCCAGACGTCTCCCGCAATCCGGCAGGCCTCAACTTCCGGGTCGCCGATCGCTCGCTCTTCCCGCGCCGTCTCGATCAGCGCCTCGACATCCGCGTCCGAGATCCCCAGCACCTGCGCCGCCTCCGCGCGGGCAATCCCACCCCAGACCATGTGGTCCACCACGCGTACAAGGTCCTCGCGCGGAAGGTCTGCCGCGCTGATTCGCTTGCTCTGGATGCCGGTGAGCAGTTCGAGCACGCGCGTTTGAGTCTTCGCCGCCTTGGTGGGTTTCTTCGCCATGCCGTTCCGATCGGTTCGGCCCGCGCCGGTCTGAATGGCTGGTGGTTGGCCGGTCGCGATCCGCCGCGCGTTGGCCGAACTGTCCGGCATATCCGGATCGTTCCGCCCAGACCGAGCGGGCGGCCGACGTTTGCCCACGCCGCGACGCCGATCCCCAAGCCCCCGCCCGAGCGACCGCCCCGCCGCTTCGCCACACGGGCCAACCACGCCCGCGACGGGCGGCAACTCGCGGCCAATTCCGGGCGCGCTGGCTCGCTCGCCCGCGCCGTAACGCACCGGCCCAAGGGATAGGCCTTGATCTGCAGAACATGCGGCGGATCTCGCCGCAACGCCTTGCATGTCTGGCCCTTGCGCGGCTTCATGTGTCCACGCGGACCGCGAGGCCGCGAACAAGAAAGGACGCGAGCCATGATGATCCGCAAGATTGAACTGACTGGGCTGCTTGAAGACGTGTCGATCCGCCGCACGAGCCACGAGGGGGGCGCGGTCGCGACGGTAATGCGCCCGCTGCCTGATGGAATGCGCGGCCCGGTGGTGATCGGCAAGTTCACCCGCGAGCACACGCGGGAACAACGGCTTGAGATCGCCGCATCGGTCGCCGAGCCCATCTACGGGCTCAACCGCCGCGGACGGGCCGACGCCCCCAACTCGTCGATTCACGAACTCCTCGACCTGATCGACCGGGTCGCCGGATTCTGACGCCAGCCGACCGCGAGGCGGGCTTGACGGCCCGCCCACGCGATTCCCCAGCCCAATTGGGGGCTGGCTTTGGAGAACGAGTCATGAGCAAGAAGAGCAAGGGCGGCAAGTCAGCGAAGCAGGCCAAGGCGCCGAGCAAGAAAGCCAAGGTCGCGACCGGCGACGCCATCACCAAGAAGGCCCGCGCCGAGATCGCCGATCGCATCAAGCGACTCGAGTCGGACGAGACCGCGAGCGAATCGCCGACCGAGCAGCCCACCAAGCCCGCTCGCGAGCCGAAGGTTCGGCGCGAGCCCAAGCCCAAGCGGATGAGCCTGCTCGACGCCGCGGCCTACATCCTCGCGAGTGAGCCCAAGCCGCTCGGAGCCAAGGACCTGGTGAAGCTGGTCACCAGCGCGGGCCTTTGGACCAGCCCGGGCGGCAAGACGCCCGAAGCGACCCTCTACGCCGCGATGACCCGCGAGATCGCCAAGAAGGGCGACGCGTCAAGGTTCGCCAAGGTCGAGCGCGGGCTCTTCATCGGAAAGGCGGCTTGAACATGGCGATCCCCTGCGAAGAGGCTTCCACGCTGCTGAATGACGTTCTCGATCTCCTCGCCGCTCGACGCGATGGCATGCTCGACCTCGACCACTTGGTTCGGCTCTCCCGGACAGTGGCGCGATGCGGCAGGGCATCGGGACTCGAGATCAAGACTGCCGACCTGTTGACCGAGCCCGATATCGACGCCGCGATGCGAGACGAGGACCTTCGATGGGACCTGTCCAGGGACGGCGAACTGGCCGACGCCAGTTAAGCCTTTTATCCCGGACCGCAGCCCGCCCCCGCCACAGCGGGGGCTTTCTCGTTGCACTCGCTTAAGGCCGGAACCCGCTCCGCCTTGCGGCCGGTAAACGCCTCCCACCGGCGCACCGCGACCTCGACGAACACGGGCTGGATCTCGATCGCGAAGCACCTGCGGCCCTCGCGTTCCGCCGCGATCAACTGACTGCCGCTCCCCGAGAACGGTTCAAAGCAGATGTCTCCGGGCTTGGTGTGTTTCCGCATCGGCCTTGCGAAGATCTCGACGGGCTTTTGGGTCGGGTGCTCGTTTCCGACAACCCGCGACTTCCCCTCCCAGTCGATTTCCCACACAGAGTTGAACTGGTGGTCGGAATCGTGCGCAGGCATCGATCCCTTCACCCATCCCATCATGCATGGCTCGTGGCGGAAGTGCCAGAAGACACGACCGAACACGGGCGTGGGCTTGACCCAGATGACCTGCTGGTGATCCAAGATTCCAAGTTCATCCCAGATTTTGCTGATCAATGCCTGCCGCTTATGGGCGTGCCAGCAGTAAATTGCCGCGTTCTTTTCAAGCACGTGGGCCACATTGCCGAACACCCCGCGGAAGAAGCTGTCGGCATCGGTGATGTCGATCTCGCGATAAGTTGCGGACCAGTCCTTCCCAACCCCGTCGCCTCGCTCGCCGGTGTAGTCGACCAAATAGGGCGGATCCGTAGCGACGAGCGCGGCGCGATGACCGTCCATGACGCGTTCAACATCGCGGCGGTTCGTGCTGTCTCCACAGAGCAGCCGGTGATTGCCGAGAATCCACATGTCGCCGCGGCAGGTGACTGTCGTCGCGGGCGGCTCAGGCACGTCGTCAGACTGGGTCTTTCCCATTGTCGGCGTCGCGAGCATCTCCCCGATAAGCCGGCTCGCGTCAGGCACGTCAAAGCCCGTCAGCGCGATGTCGGTCCCGCCCTGCATCAGGCCCTGCAGCACTTCGGCCAGCTTGGCGTTGTCCCACTCGCCCGAGATCTTGTTGAGCGCGATGTTGAGCGCACGTTCCTTCGCGCCATCGAGATCGACGACACTGACCGGCGCCTCGGTTTCGCCATGGTGGAGCAGCACCGCGAGCCGCTGGTGTCCGCCCACGAGGTTGCCGGTCCGCTCGTTCCACACGAGTGTGCCCACGTTGCCAAACTCGGCCATCGAGCGTGCGAGCGATTCCCACTCGGGGTCGCCTGGTTTGAGCTGCTTGCGCGGGTTGTAGGCGACAGGGTTGATCTTGCTCAGGGGCAGCACGCGGGTTTCGGCAGTACGGATTTGCATGCCGCCAACCTAAGCCGCAGACCCGGTTGCGCACTTCGTGCGCCGTGCACGTGTGTTGACGAGGGGCTCCACCTGCTCGCGCTCGATCGCTCGCCGCAGATCCCGCTGACCGAGTCGCAGCAGCTTCGGGTCATGATGCACGTGCGCGAAGCCACGGAGCCAATAGGGACGCAGGATCTTCGGCTTGACGTCGAGATAGCCCCATGCGGGCTTCCCGTTGATGCAGGCCCACGAGCCGGCCATAAAGGCCTCGTGTTCTTGCCGCACCCACTCGGGGATGTTGGGCCAGGTGCAGCACGCGCCGTCATGCGCCTTCGACCAATAGAGCTGGGGCGGAACGTAAAACTCATCCTCGTGCGGGTCGAAGTCGTGAATCGACTCGGCGCGGCGCCGGAGGATGTGGGCCGCGATCTTGCCCAGCGCGCGGGATTCGGTCCGGCGCACCACGCTGATGCGGCAGCCGAGCAGGACCGCGAGCTGCGATGCCTCGAGGGGATAGCCGCGGCGAAAGAGTTCGAGCACGACCTGCGGGTCGCGCATGATGTGGGTTCGCCCGCCCTTTGGGCCGGCCTGAGGTTTGAGGATCGCGAGCAGCCCATCGGGCTGGGGTTGAGAGACCATGGCCGTCCTTGACCGGGCTCATGCGTGACACGGAAGCGCGGCGCACCTGAGCACCGTTGGGGCCGCGCGAATCAACGTGTCTTCTCTCGGGCGTAAGTATGGCGTCAGTTCTACACCGCGGCAAGTTCGCTTAAATGCGCTTTGGACGCGACAGCGCCTTGGTGGCCGTGACCGCCCTGGCTTCGCCGACCACCTCACCTTTGAATGAGGTCACGACGTAGTGCGCACGAAGCCATCTGAGCTTGACGAAGAGCAGCCAGACGATGAAGTACCACACGCTGGATTCTCGCCACCAAGAACGAACCATCATCTTGGCAGTGGCGGTGATGGTCTGTTGATCTCGCACAAACAGTCGCATGTTTCTCTCCTCAAGAGGCCGCGCTGACAAGTCCGAGCGACGCGGGTGTCGCGATCCAGTTCGCACGCCCGGTGGTCGCGAGCGCGACCGTGAGCCAGTCCTCGATCTCGTTCCCCGCCTGGTCGTGCCCGATCTTGTACCGCTTGGCGTCCGTCGCGGCCAGCCGCGTCGACTTCTCGGGGTCAGCGCGGTTCTTCTCGAACTGGTCCCAAGCCCAGGAGAGATGCTCGGCGTCGAAGATCATCCGCTCGCCGCCATTGCGCCACACCACCGCCACCACGGTCCCCATCGCGCGGAAGCCGCCCACCAGTGCAGCGAGCTGGTGTTCCTTGATCCCGTGACCGCTCTCGGGCTGGCCGTCTCGCCCCACCGCGCGGAGAACCTTGAGTGACGCGGCCCGCTCCTCGTTCGCTTTTGCCTCCATCATGATCGGGATTGGGAGAAACATCGCGGTCGGGCCGGGGATGCGGACAAGCGCGGACCCCATGTAGTCGGCGCGCTGCCGAGACGCGAGGATGCGGGCCATCCCCGAACGCTTCGGATCTCGCAACATCGAGCGAGGCGCCGGCTGGGTCTCGACCGGCAGTTTGATGATGTCGGCGCGGCGGATCTGTCGCCAGTACCGGTGGGTGAACTCGAGGTCCTGCTCGAACGAGCGACCAGTGCGCTGAGCCGCTCGACCGCCGGCAGAGCGGTTGGAACTCACCGCCTCGCCAGGCTTCGCGATCTCGACCGCGCGTCCGCCCTCGATCCGATACCGACGCTTGAACTCCTCGATCGGCATCTCGTTCATATCAGCCTCGCTTTGATCGTCGCGTCTGGCAACTGCACAACCACCATCGGATACGGCTTCCTGGGTGGCCGCGGTTTGAAGTGCTGTGGGAACGCCGACGCCAGTTCTTCCTCGAGGCGTCGCGCCTCGGTCGCCGCCACGTTGGTCGAGTGGTGGTACGGATGCAACCATCCGAGTCCGACGCACAGCCAGCAGGGGACGAAGTGGAAGTCGCTCGCTGCGTCGTCGCCGTTCCGGTTGAGATGTCGCGACGTGCGGTTCACGCCATCGCCGCCGCAGCGCGGGCATTCATGCATCGCCGCTGCATCGCCACCACGCTCGGGGTACCGCATCCTCAATCTGATTGGTTCGTTGTTGCTCGCGTCCATGCGCCGCTCCTTAGTTTTCGTCGCCTTGGTCGGCTTCAAGCTCGCCCTGTTCCGCGATTGAGCAGGTCAGGTCGAGGATGAAGAGCGACGCCGCGAACGCGATCAGCTGGTCGTCCTTGGTCGGGAAGTCGAGCTTCGTCGCCGCCACCCGCTTGGTGATTCGGTTTCGCTGTTCAGCGTCGAGAAGCGCCCACATGTTGGAGAAGGCCTCTCGCTTCTGGTCAACGATCGCCCGCATCTTGGATGTTTGCTTGCTCAAATGTCGGCTCCTTGCTTCGCGGCTTCCTTCCTCGCCTTTAGCTCACGCATCTTCTTCCACTGATCAGGATCGACATCGCACGTGGTGCAGAATATCGATGCTTCAGATTCGGCTGCCGACATCGGTTTGTCGCATGCGGCGCACCGCTCTGCCTCGCTGGGTTCCTCGGGCTGAGTGTCGCGCTCTCCGTCGCCAAAGCCGAGCGACAACTGCGTGGGCTTCTGGTTGCTCATGCGGCCTCCTGTTTACCGCTACCCCCGCTAATTGCCGCGTCCATCTCATCGCAAATCTCTCGTAGCTCGTTGAGAGCACGCTTCACGGCGCCGAGCCGTTTCTTGGTGACGAATTTGCGAGCTTCTGCTGCTCGATCTGCCACATCACGCGGCACATCCCATCGTGAGATTTCGATGCCAACCTCGCGCAAGGCTTTAACAACCTCTTCGGCGTGCTTCCGCTGCCGCTCAGCTTCTTTCAGGTCTGCGTCTGCTTTGCACAGTTGATCCGCGGTGATCCGAGCGATTCGCTGAGCAGCAGCATGACCGGTTTCCTTTGCGTCATACTCCGTTGCCAGCCACCGCTTCCACTTTTCAACCTCCGCAGCGCGGTCGTGTGGTTTCTCATACCACTTCCGTCCGACCTGGACCCGCGTCATGAGCACATAGGTCATCAACTCAACCGGAGGCTCGATCACGCGGTGGACCGCGGGCTTCTTCTGGAAGAGCCGACTTCCGGTCTTTGCGACCCAGAGCAGGCCGACCTCTTTCGGCAGATCGTCAGGCTTGATCAGCTCCCACGGGCACACGAAGTAGAGGCGGTTACAGAGCGGCAGGTAGTTGTGCCACTTCGAGTCTCCGAGGAAGTCCTTGCGGCTCTTCTTGACCTCGTAACCCGTAAAGCATGGATTCGCCCACGATCGAGCCATCGCCCACGCGTCGAGCCGGAAGTGTCCGCCACCCCACGTCGGACCGTCTTTGCACTCAGGAACGAACAGATCATCGGTGTGACGCTTCCCGATCAAGTCGATGATGTCAGATGTGCTCATGCTCCAGCCCCTCCGCCAGGGAACTTGATAACTCGGTGCCGCAGCGCCTCTTGTCGGTCGCGGATATCAGCCCGTCTCTTCTCGTCCTCTCGCAGCTTCTGCCGACGTTCTGCTACCTCGCGCGCGGCCTTGAGCAGTCGTTCCACTGGGTTGTACGGCACAAACCCACGCGGGCGATTGCAGATCTTGCAGAAGCCTTCGCGCGAGAACTTGCACTCGTGCTCGGCGAGCAGAAGCGCTGCCCGCAGCTTCTTGACCGCATTGCCAACGCCTCGGAACTGGCCCCGAGTCGGCTTCGTGACTTCCACCAACTCAACGAGAGCGCGAGCCTCCTGGAGCGTGAGGCGACGACTGCACCGCAGATCGACGTGCTTACCCATGATGTTCCTCCGCACCGGTTTGCTTGAATGGATCGTTCGTCTGAATCGTCACGGGGGCATGCTTTGACCTTTAACCCAAAGCCATATAAAGCCGGTGCGCATGACCTCTTCAATCTCCGGCTTGGTGAGTCGCCACTTGGAGAGGATCATGCCTTCGGCTCGGTGAACCGGAAGCTCCAACACCTCGGGCGATCCGCTTGGGGCTGTCAAGTTGGCGTTCTGCTGCGGGAACGGAATGGGCTCTGGCATTACGGTTGTCCCCCTCTCGACCCGCGACACACCGGTGGTTGATGAGTCGGCACGAGAAGATCGCCGCACCGCACGCAGCGTGAAACCACCTGCTTGTATTCGACCCACCACGATCCCGGTAGACAAGGCATGACACCCGCGACAGGTCGCGTCGTGTCCAGAGACGAACCGAACGCATTTGGGGCCGACACAGACTGTGCAATCGCGTCGATTCCGCCATAGACGGTGTTGACAGCATGACCCTTCATCACGCCACCCTCACTTTCGGCCATTGGCGCAGCCGCATCCGCTCCGGCAGCGTGTCAAGGTCGGTCGAGACCTTGCCCTCGTGCGGCCACTGCTTGTTGAAGACCGCGACGCCAGCCGCGCGACACTGGTCGATCACGCTCGCGGCCGCGTCGAAGAATCCTTCGTCAAAACGACTGGGGCGCAGGCCGCGCAAGACGCAGCTAACGATCAATCGGACGCGTTTCAACCATTGCTCAGGCGTCTGCGCCGTCGGCCGACGTAGTTCGCAGTCGGACCACCCTGTCTCTTTCGACTGTCGCCTCGAACCGCCTTCGAGATCGTTTGGTGCGTCACACCGTACCGCTTGGCAATAGCCGCCTGGGTTTCGGTTCCCGACGCATACATTGCCCTGATCGCCTCTATCTGTGAGTCGGTCAATTTTGCGGCGTGATTCCTTTGTCCGCTCTGATTTGCCACACGACCGACTTTGAGCACATGAACCGCGTGTTGAACGTTTCCCGCATGGCTCACAAGTTCTAGATTCTGTGGTCGGTTGTCCTTCTTGTCGCCGTTGATGTGATTGATTTGCATCATCGGAGCAATTGGCCCATTGAAGTGCATCCACACCAGGCGGTGCGCCAAGCAATAGCGCCGCACGCCACCCACCATGCGTCTTACCTGGAAATACTCGCCTTGATCGTGTTCCGCCCTCCGCCGCGCAACATGGCGAAGCGAAGCCCTTCCGTTCCAGCGGTTTCCCCTCAGTTCCGCCACTTTCCAGATTGTGCCGTCCGACATGATTTCTAGAAGACCCATCAGGACAGCAGGGTAGATCTCGGCTTCTCGATTCATTGACTTCATACATTGGATTGTACCCAATGTACACTGAGACACAATCGCGAATCACGTTGGCGCTGAAGTCGCACCAGCCGATGCCGGTCGGGTGAAGGCCCTCGGCACGCTTGACCTGCGGGAGTGACCAGGAACCGTCTGCGCTTTGCGCTGCCCGCGCGGGCGGCTTTGGAGTCTTCTTCTTGACGTCCATTACCTTCGTCCTTTCACGTGGTCGATGGTGTAGGGCACGAGTGCTGCCCTGTAGGAGACGTACAGCGGGTGGCGGGGAGACCCGTCGGCGTTGATGTGCAGAGCCATGACCGTGTGGTTCTTGACCGCGCTGAGAATCTCCAGTGCCCGCGTCGCTCTCGCGGCCGTCTGGGGATGCGAACCCCATCCGCCCCATGCCGCGACGGTGATCGGGCACGAGTACCCACTTGCCTCTATGAGCGCGTCGGTCTGCGAGCCCACCGGATCTGCTGCCTCGCACAGTTCGTCGGGCCAACGAGTCCGGTACGCAAACAGGTTGACGATGTGCAGAGCGTCGTATCCCCATCGCTGGGCGAATCCGATACAGCGGGTCACGGTCGCGTCGTCAACTTCTCCATCCGCCGTCGATGGATTGAGCATCAGGAAGTTGATAAAGCCCTTGTTCATAGACTCATTCCAAGTTCGCTCTAGCCAGTACCGATAGCGACCGCACGGGCTGATGGTGGCATGCTTAATCAACGGACACCCCTCTTTGCGCTCGACGGATAGCGCGTTTCGTACGTGTGATGCGACCGGAAGACGCCTCCGATCGATCTCCACACGGCCCGCGTGATGGTGCCGCACACGCCGCGCGTCGCCTTGCCCCAGCACATCCCTTCGTGCCCCGCCGCGCGGATGCACTGCAGGCCGCTCCATTTGTGAATCGATGGACACTTCGCCATCAGACACCTGCCTTCATGCTGCGACGTTCGTGTTCGGCCATCAGCGCGGCTTGATTCGTCTTGCACCACTGCGGCCAGGACTCCAGCACGCGCGGCGGCTGAAGGTCACACGGGACGTATGTTGCTCGCGACGCTTGACCACCAATACGGCGACCCGTCTTGGGGTCGCGACCGTCCCAGAAAGCGACTGACGGCTTGCCAGCCATGATGTACGCGGTGACCGCTTCTTGGTCTGTCGGCGCGTCGTTGTTGTTCAGCACGCGATGCGCTGGGCCGTTGCTCGCGACGCGCAGCATGATCGGCGTGTAGTCGACGTTGAAGATGATTCCGTCGGCCGGTCCACTCTTGATCGTTGCAGATGACTTCATGATTACGCCGCTCCTTTCGTTCTGATTTCCACCTCGCGCACGACTTCGGGCGCGAGCCTCCACAATCCCTGCCGGCCGCAGAGCGGCATCGGCTCTCGCAGTGCCCGCACGTTCTTCAGGTCCCAGCGATAGCGACCAGTCGTATAGTCACCGAACGCGATCTCGCGATCCGACAGCGGTCGTGTGAGTGGATCGATTCTGACGACGTCGGAGATATCCGCGACCGCGACGATGTAGCCGCGCGGAAGCCCGCCCATTCCGATCATGCGACGCGGGTCATCGATCGGCAGCCCGTGTTTCCTCGCCGCACGCATCCAGTGGATCCAGTCTGGCCCACGCAGGATGTTCACCATCTCGGCGGCCGTTCTGCGTTTGGCCGCGTGAATCGCGATCGGGCCGCGATACTTGGTGGACCACGAGCGGGTCTCGCACACCTTCTCGCCGACCGCCACGAGCCACGCCCAAGGCTGCCAAAGACTCAACGCCATCATGCGGCACCTCTGCATTCGTCTGCACCACACTCGTGCTTCGCCCTGCAGTCCGAGCAGAGCGTCCAGCCACAGCCGTCGCACGTTGTCGCCTCGACCTCCGGCACCACCTTGTCGCACTTGTCGCAGATCGCGACCGCTTCGTCGTCACGCATTGGCCACCTCCAACAGCGCGTCGGCGTGGCACGGCTTGTCTGGTCCGCACCAACACGCCAAGTTGAGGCCGCGTAGCTTGGCACGTGCGTCACTCGCGACGTGCTGGCCTTGTTTTTGCGAATAGAGCCACTCGCGATACTTGTCCACGGCGTGCGTGATGGCTTGTCGCTCTGTGTCCCACGGAACACTCGACAGCCGACGCCCGCTCGCGTCGGTCCACGCCACGATGTAGTACTTGCCTTCCCGCTCCACTCGGAACGGGTTTCCCCATGGTCCGGGCCGCGTCACCCGCACCGTGTTCGCTGGCATGCGCCAGCCCTTCTGTCGCCTCAGTTGAACTCGTGTCGGCTTCATGCCACCGCCTCCCTGATGTCTCGCACCAACTCGGGCAGCATCGCGCCGAGCAGCGCGGCACCGTTCCGCACCGAGATCGCGTTGCCGATCAGCTTCACTGCCTCGCGCTGGTTGATCTTGCCTCTGGTGTTGATCGGCCACTTGTAATCCGGCGGGAACCCCATCGCGGCCGCCAGTTCGTGCACCTTGAGCATTCGGAACAGCACGTCGACGACGACGTAGACGATGCCGCGGATCGTCACCTCGACCATGCCGGCGGCGTTGAGGTTGACGCGATCGCCTAGGTGGGCCTTTAGCATCTTGCCGACCGTGCGGGCACGCTCGACCCACGCGGGCGAGAGTTCGCCGACGACCGGCGTTACCAGTCCGTGCCGATCGTGCGTCACCACAGCGCCTAGTGATTCCTCAACGCGACGCGCGTTGCTGCTTGTGCCGTAATACTCAATCGCGATAGGCGCAGCGATCCCGGCATGCAAACCGCCAGCAACAATCGTGCGCCCTGGCTGTGTGACAGGTCCGGTTTGGACCGCACCTTGATTGGCGTAGGCCATGAATGCGGTCGCGACGCCGAAGTTGTTTCCGCCGGCATGAATCGCGTTCAACGGACCATCGACCGGCAGCGCGGGCCGACCCCATCGCTTCGTGTCGTCCTGTCCGTCTCCGTGCGCCAGCACGCCCAAGACGGGTGCGACCAGCGACTGGTGCCCCTTCGTCGTGATCGTCGGCCCCGGCTCATTCGTCGGTCGGCCGTACACGTCGGTGTTCTGTGGCGCGATGACGGGGACGCACAGCCCCAGATCCTGCCGCGTCGTCTGTGTCGGCATGGTGTCTCGCACCGACCGGACGTGCCAGCCGTCGCCGTAGACCGTCGAGAGCAGGAACGGGTCGGCGTTGTTCAAGACGAAGCGAGAGATGCCTTCGCAGATCCGCCCGATCGACTTCGGCGCGAGCCCGAACGGCTTGGCTTTGGTGGCCTTGCGGACGAAGAGGCTGCGCCCGAGGTCCGACCAGTCGATGATGTCGGCGGCGGTGCGGAATGGAGTCAGTCCCAACGACCGCAATGAATCACCAGGCGACCGCGCGAGTCCGTGCTGCTGCTGTGTACCAGAACCCTCACCGACTGCCCACGCTTCACGTTTCCCCACAACTCGTGTCTGCGCCTCTCTGGAAACACGACCTGAAGAACACGGCTGATGCCCTCCATGTCGGCTCCATGTGCGCATAGAGGAATCCATTTCCTGCGGGGTCGAAACGTGCAACGTGCTGGCTCCATCGTTCCCAACTGGATCCACACCTGCTTTCCAGCTCGTTTGCAATACTTCGGATCTCGCGTGCGATAGATCTTTTCCATTGCCATGCGTCACCTCCGGCCAGACGATCGGCGCACCATCGCGCCGCATCTGGACAAACAGCCTCTTGCGACGGCTGGCCTCGCCGTAGTCCGCCGCGTCCATCACGCGCCACTCGACCACGTAGCCGAGCCGCCGACACTGACGAATCCACCGCTTGAAGTGCTGACCCTCGCGCGACCGGTCGGGCCGGAGCGCGATCTTGCCCCGATGATCCCGCACCACGCGGCCGTTCTTGTGCCGCATCGGCACGAGCGGACCCCACTTGAGCCACTCGGGGACGTTCTCGACCAAGATCAGCCGCGGGCGCACGTCGCGGATCCACCGCGCGATACACCAGCCCAGCATGTGGACCCGCTTGCTGATCGGGACGCCGCCCCGCGCGTTGCTGTGGGTCGTGCACGCCGCGCTGGCGAGCAGCACGTCGATCTCATCGTTTCCGACCACATCTCGCGGCCGGACCTTCCACGCGTCGCCCATGTGGTGCACGCAGCCCGGAAAGTTCTCCGCGTGCGTCGCGATCGCCACCTTGCTGTGGTTGATCGCGTAGTGGACCTGGACCCCGAGTCTGCGAGCCGCCAGACCCCATCCGCCGCCGCCGGCGAAGAGGTCGACGTTCTTTGTGCCGGGGCGCAAGCGGCCAAGCCCACTCGCGAGCAATGTCGCACGCGCGGTCTGCTCGACGTGATCGAACAACGGATGGAGAGGAGCGACGGTCACGCGGCACCGCCTTTGGTTACAGCGGCCCCTAGATTTACCCATCCGCACACGATGCACCTCTTCTTGCACGGCGGGTGCTTCTTGAAGTGCGTCACCACACCGTCGTCGTCTAGCTTCACGCATCTGCAATGCCACCATGAAGCCCAATATGCTGCTCTACGCGCGTATGCCTCATGGATTGAAAGTGGACTTCCGACATTCCCAACAGTCATGCGGCGTCTCCTGACCTGGGCTCAAACATCGCCCGTTGGCGCGCTGCCTCGACCGCTTTCCGTTCTGCCTCTTCACCTTTCTCGGGTCGGACAATCGCGATTCCGGCAGGGGCGGTGATGAGAATCTTGACCTTCTGGTTTCCGACATGGCTCACGTCGAGCATGATCCGACGACCCGTCTCGTCGATCAGGTGAAGCTGCTGTCCGACTTCTCGTTCGATTGCAAGCATCAACAAACTCCTTGTTCGAATGGCGAGCCCGGGATTTGAACCCGCACAGCCCTGCCCGCGTGTGGAGCCGAATGGGAACCCACGCCAGCCGCAGCTCGCCCAAGCCCGCGCGTCACACAAACGCGCGAGCGTTCAATCACGCCGCCTTCTTGGAGCCCTTACCGCCCCTGGACTTCGCCGCGGCCTCGCGCTTCTTCGCCTGGCCCGCGCTCCCGCCCTGTGGGCCAGCGGGCGCGTCCTTGGTGCCGTCGCCCGTGCCCGCCAGGTCTCGCTCCTTCTCCGCGATCGCGGCCGCGAGCGGCGAGATGTCGCGGAGCGTTTCGAGCTTGCCCTCCGCAACAAACGCGGCGAGGAATCCCGCGAACGTGGCCGACGGCTCGCGCAGATGCTGACGCGCCGCCTCTTGGACAAGGAATCGCGCGACTCCGAACGGCTGGTCGCCGCCAGTCCATCCCTTCGCCTCACCGAGGAACGCGAGCGTGACCTCGTCGAGCATCGCCTTCGGGGTCGCGAGCTTGAACTTGATCGCCGCCTCGCCCACCTGGTCGGTCGTGGCAAACCACTTGCCGCCGATCTCAACATCGAGCTTTTGCTTGCGGCCAAACGGCGCCTCGTCCCAGCGCTTGGTCATCCACGACGGGATCGGACCCGCGGTGGGAACGCCCGCGTAGTCGGCCAGCATCGCGCTGTCGGCCTCGTCGATCTCCATGATGTCGTCGGACTCTGACCCGTCGCTCGGCGGTCGATCCGCAGAGGCCAACATCTGCTGGCCGTCGTCCTTGTGCTTCTTGGGCTCGGGCTTGGGCGCGACGAGCGTTCCCAACACGTCGGGATCGATGACTTCCTGCGAGCGAGTCTTGGGATCTCGGAGCGTCTTGTTGATCTGCTGATTGAGGTACTTGATCTGGCGACCAAGCTCCTCGATGTCCTTCACGACGTCGTACCACTGCTCCTTGAGTTCACGCTTCTCTTGCTCATCAGAGCACTCGCGGATCTGGTCCTCGATGCCGTCGCGCTCGACGAACTTCTCTTCGCGTTCCTTGGAGTACTTGCCCTCAAGGTCTGCCCACTCGCAAAGACGCTTCGCGACCTTCGGAGCGATCCCGAACTGATCTGATTTCACTTCGTTGTCCGTCATCTCGAACACTTTCCGAGGCTGCGCCTCACCTGGGCCCGCACAAACAACGGGCTTGGTTTGTGATCAGGCCGCTTGATCGACCTGCTTTGCTTGAAGTTGTGCGATCGCCTCTGCGGCACGTTGCCGCATCACGTCGCATTGGCTTTCTCTGATGTCAACCGCGATCACACGCCGGCCGTGCAGAAGTGCGGCGTGGAGAGTCGTTCCCGACCCGCAGAAGCTGTCGAACACGACGCCGTCTGGCGGGCAGAACGACCGCACGAACCGCTCGGCAAGCTTCAACGGGAACGGAGCTTCGTTCTCGTGTGCCAGCTCGGAACCCATCCGGCCGCCCCCAACCGCGCCGCAGTCGATGATGTTGCCGGGATTCGCGAGTTTCGGCATCGGGCGCTTGCGATCGGGACGATTTCCCTTCGCCTGGTTGATCCGTTGTCCCTCGCGCGTGCGATTCGACATCGCGCCGCCCTGCGGATACTTCGGCGGCGCACCAAATGCCGTCGCGTCGTTCCATGGCAGCTTGCCCGGGCTCGCGCAAACGATGAACTCGTACAGGTTGGCCCACCAATCGGTGCCGCCGCTCCCGGGGATTCCGCGACGCATGTAGATCGGCGGCTTGCGAAGCTTGACGCCGGCACGGTGAAGGTCCGCCATCATCAACGCGGGCGTCTCGCTCCACACCCGACTGTCGGTGAATCCCTCCACAACCCACGCGGTCAGGCCTCGCGTTGCCCGATACTGCGCGGTGAATCGCTCGCACGCCCAGCGAACCCAGTCCTCGCCCGTGAGCTTGAAGCCGATGCCGTAGGTGCGCCGGTCCTCGTAGGGAGGCGATGTCAGCGACAGGTCGAACGGCTTGCGGTCGCCGGTCTTGCAACTCAGGTGCAGCTCGCGGCAGAGGTCGAACGAGTCGCCACACACGATTGCGTACTGAGCGCGGCCGGCCAGAACGTCGAGCGGTGAGCCTTCCTGCGGATTGATCATGACTTTGCTCCATCCGTTGGTCTGAAGATCAGCACCGCGCTGGGAAATGGCGCACCGATCCGACTCTCACCGAATCGCAATCGACCGCGCACAAAGCGAATCTCCGTCGCCTTCATCGCGATGTCGTGCCACCACGCGGTGCAGGTTCGGCTAGGCACCAAGACGACGACTGTCTTTCCGGCGTCGCGCTCAAGGGCAACACGCTCCATCCATGGGCGGATCTCGGAATATGGCGGATTGACAAAGCATGGGCTTCCCCACTCCCGCGTGAGTCCATTCGAATCACCACCGAGCGGGCATGGGTCGTCAACAAACCCAAACTCGGCATGCAGCTTCTCGTAGAGCGCCTTTGGGGTCGGCCACTCGTCGGGCTTGCGAGAGAACATGACGCTGCTGAACTTCACTTGTTCATTTCCTCCCACCGCTTCCACTCACGCGCCGCCGCTTCGAGAACCGCTGCCGTCACGCTGATCGGGCACGCGCGAACCAGACACACCGGGCCAAACGGCGTCATGTACTCGGCGCAATACATCGCGCCAAAGACGTCGTCCGCGACGCGGTACACCGTCAACCCCTCTCCGTGCGACGTGCGGATCATGCCGCCTCCCCTTGGAATGCCCGCTCGGACGACACGATGTAGTCGCGGACGTTCGACACGCCGAGGTCAAGCGCGTACGCAATCTGCGGGATGGACGGCCGCTGCGGAAGCCCAAGGCACTCCCACTCATAACGCAGGCTTCTTGCTGCGAACTTCCGCGCCGCAAGACAACGCGCGTCACGGCTGGGTGCGCCCGACTTGGCGTTGAGCGCGCACTTCGTGTTCGGGACGCCGCACGCGACGATCAGGCGAAGCGCAACGACCTGGATCTCGCTGATCGTCAGCGCACGATCAACCGAAACGACTCCCGATGCGATCAGTTGGCGGCCCTCGTTGCGGGCTGCCTTGATCGATGATTCCGAGATCCCGAATACCACGGACCAGCTCGACGGCTTGGGGTGGTATGGCAAATCGTGTTTGGTCCAGCGCGCGTCGATCGTCGCGATGATGATCGCGCGTGCCTTGCGAAGCTCGCCGTGCCCCGGCACGCGAGCCCACAACCGATTGCCGACGAGTCGCGCCGGATCGACCTTGAGATTTGCGGCCTCGATCTTCACCGCGCGGGTGAGTTGCTCAATGTAGCTCATTCGCCGTCCTCCAGCCAAAGCCACTTGACGGCCGCGACCTTGCCCTTCTCGGGGTACTTGATCAGCCCGAGCGAGCGCAGGTTGCTCAGCGTTTTCTCGTAGCCGCTGCTGCGGTCCGAGTACTCCGACTCAACCGCCAGTTGCTCGCGGGTGATCGGCTTGCCTTGCCGGTTCAGGAGGACGGCGAGCACTCGCCACATCGATTCGCTGGAGAGCACGTCACGAACGCGACGTTGAAGCTCTTCCGGGTGGACCGTTCCGTCTTGCGGCGATACCGCGATGTCACATCCCTTCGGCGTGATCTCGACGCGCCCCGGATTGGGAAAGTCGATGAGTCCTGCACTCCGCAGATTGCTGAGCGTCTTTTCGTATCCAGAGGACTTCGGCGAGTAGCCCGCGACGTACGCCACCATTTCGCGGAGCGTTTGGTTCCACGCGATGTCGTCCCACCAAAGCAGCGCATCGAGGACGCGGTCAGCGGCGCTGCGCTTCCCGCTTGCGGCCGAGGGGGTGGCCCGATTGCCACCCCCGCCGCCGCGCTGTTGCCCACAGACCGCACGAGACGCGCTGACGAGGGAGCCGTTTTGCTCGTGCTGCTGCGGCTCCGCGCACACCTGGTCGGGCCGGGTTTCCCCGGCTGAGGGCGAGTGGTATTTCGTTTTTCCGACCTTCTTGCCCTTCGAAGGCGGGTAGTGATCCTCGGTGAACTTGAACTTCGGGACGCGCAGGTGATCTGGCACGCGGTCCGAGTCGCACGGGAATCGCTCTTGAACGACTCGCTCCATCGCGCGCATGCCTGCCTCGCTCAGCTTCATCGCCTGCTGCCGGGCAGCCTCCACGAGCGGACGCTGCTCCTGGGCGACCTTGTCGAACGAGTCGAATCCCCGACGCAGCACCTCGATGAACGCGCCGTATGCCTGGCGGACTTCTCGCTCGCCGTCGATCACATCCTGCATCTCGGCACGCTTGGCATCCCAATCCCGATGATCGACCTCAGCCGCTGCCTTCCCCGCCGCCGCGAGCTTCTCTTCAAGCTCGCCAATCCGCTCGCGCAGCTTCGCGGGGTCGTTGGCTTCGGCCTCCGCGATCGCCTCGCCAAGTTGAGACTTGATCGCCTCGACGTCGATCGCGGCTGTGTGGACCCGATGGGCCGCGTCGCCGGCGGCGGGCGTCTTTGAGTTGTCGAACGTGTGGATCTTGCGGACGCTCTGGCGGCGAAGCACGCCGCGCTCCGGCGCGTAGAGCCAGCATTCGCCGGTCGCGAGCTTGGCGAGGCTCTCGGAGATCTGCTGCGTGACTTCCTTCGTGGCGGACGACTTGAGCCAGTCCAACACCGGCTTCTGATCAGCCGGGAAGACGAGGCGGTGCGCGACCAATGCCTCGCACGAGCCCAACACGTCGTTGTGGAGTTTTTGCGTGCGCTGGCAGCTCACGACCAGCCGGATGCCCTTACTCCGTCCGGCGCGAGCCAGGCGGCTCGACCAGTGGACCCGCATCGACTCCTCGCCGTCGCCCGCCTTCTCCTTCGGGGCGAAGAAATCGGCTTCTTCGAGCACGAGATGCATCGGGCCCGAGTTGTGGCGGAACAACGCCTCGGCGAAGTCGGCATACCAGCGACCAGCCTCGTGAGCCTTCAGGTCCGACATGTCGATGATGACGTGCGGAAGCGTGCCCGCCCCCACCATGCGTCCGATCGCGGCGCCCGAGCTTGCGGGCAGCGGCAGATCCGCGCGGGGGCCGCCGACGATCACGAACGGCAGCCCGGCCGACTTACCGTCCGCGCTCGCCTTGAGGCCCCACCAATCGCTCTTGATCGGGTCGAGGATGCAGACGCGACGGCCAGCGGCGAACAGGTCTTCGACCATCACCTTCGCGGTATTGGTCTTGCCGCTGCCGGTCTTGCCCAGGACCGCGCTGTGAGTCTCGAACAGGGCAGGATCGAAGTTGACGATGTCAGCCTGCATGCGTTGCTCCTTGACGGCCCTCGCCGCGCTCGTCGCGCTCGGGCAGCCGCAATGTGTCGGTGGGGATCTCGATGTCGTGCCCGCAGCCCGCCGCGAGCGAACGCAACACGGCAAGTGAGCTGGCGTTGGGGTTGATGAGTTCGCGCGGAAGTTGGCCGTCGCGTTTCGCATCCCCGACCTTGGGCCAGGTCGTCCGCATCGCGTCCAAGACGGCGCGGCAGAATCGCCCGTAGACCGCGTCGTCGCGGTGGTGGTGCGCGAACGCGATCGCGGACCCGATGACGCGCTGACGCACCACGTCGATCGCGGCCTCTCTGGCTTCGTACTTGCGGAGCCACGGCCCGTATTGCGAGAGTTCGCCAGGGGGAAGCCGCAACAGCTTTTCCGCCCAGCAGTCCGGCCGATTCGGCTTCTGCTTCGCGGCCTGCTCCGCAATGAACCGCACCAGCGGGACCGTGACGTGCGGCAGGGCGGCGAGTTCAGCCGCGACCCGCGGCGAAGGACCAATCGCCTCGATCTCGTCGGCGAGCTGGTTCCGACGCGTGGCGTTTATCGCCACCGTGGCGCGGGGGGTGGGTTCGTCGCCCTCGCGGGTCGGCTTGGCCTCAAACTCCGCCACACGGCGGACCGTCGGGGCCGCGGGCGTGGCTTTCGTCTTCCCGGTTTGGAACTCACCACCACCACCACCACGACCCCGGGCGTGTACGACCGCGTCGGGTGGCACAGCGCAAGAGTCGTTTTGTGGTGGTGGTTGTTTTCTGAGTGAGTCTGGTGTTCTGGTCCACCCTTGGGCTGGACCATTATTTGATGGAATTTGCACCCTAAGCGCGTCGGAATTGGACCCTTTCTGATCAATAAGGGTGCAGCCTTGGGGTGGACCATTACGGCGGGCCGATCGGGCTGTCGGTTGCGCTGTCGGTTGATCTCCAAAGAGGCCGGGCTCGACGCCCTCAAGCCATCCGACGTTGAGCGTGATTTGGTGGGTCGTGCCGCGACCTCCGCCGCCACGCACGATCGAGACCGCGCCCGACCGCTCCAGCTCGTTTAGCCGCTTCATGGCCGTGTTGCGTGAGACGCCAAAGGCCTCTTGGAGTGAGGCCAGCGACGGGCTGAGCGAGAATGTGTCCCAATCCATCCACCCGACCATCGCGAGGAGCGCGTGGCGGAGCTTGGGCTCAAGCCGCGTGCAGCGGTTGATCGCCTGGATCGCGCGTTGGGGACCGATGATGCGGCTCATGCGGCCCTCCGCATCTTGGCGAGGATCACGGCCAGCATCTCGCCAGAGATCGAAAGCTCGTGCTTGCGACGATCGAGTCGGCTGGCCTCGACCCAAGTTCTCGCTTCCGCGACCCAATGGGTCGTGTAGTCGTGGACGTAGCAAGGCGATAGCTGGAACAGATGCGACTTACCCAATCTGTGCTCGGGCGGGATGACGATGCGATTTCGCATCGCCGACCAGCCGGACCGGCTGTCGCTCGAAGTCAGCGCGGTCCAGGCCCACACGCCGCTACCGACCTTCCACAGGCAAACGAACGGGTGCGGACCGGTGCATTCGCTGGGGCCGATCCGGGTCGCGCCCAACTGGATCAAGATCGCGGGGTCGATCAGCGACACGAGGCCAGGGCGGATGGCATGTGGCGAGACGATCCTCATCGCGCCGCCCCCCTCGCGAAGAGTGGGCCGGCTTGGATCGTGGTGGGCGACGTTGGCGCCTGGGCGGACCGGCGGTCCTTCTCGGCCCTGAGCCACCGCAGCACGTTGGACGCGACCTTGCGCCAGCGTGTTTGCTCGACGTCGCCAAGTTGCCAGAAGCCGAGCTTGCCGTAGAGGTCGATTTCATCGGCACGCTCGGGCATGAAGAACGTTTCGGCCGCCACAGCCGCGACGGCTTCGACAATCTCTGGATTGAGGTCTGCCTGACCTGCCACGCGATTCCTTTCAACGCACTCGATTCGAATGGACCTCGCCGCGTTTCCGCGGCAGGGCCCAGAGGAGAGAGAGAACACGATCAACTGGTCTTGGAACGAGTTCCGGGCTTGGGCGGGACCGCGCTCGTTCGCGGCTTGGCGTCGTCGGCCTCAGCCACCTTGGGCGCGCCCTTGAACTCACCCGGCTGCGGATACGGCTTGCCGCCTCCTTCCGCTTCCACGATCGCGAGCGCGGCAGACTCGCGTGCGCTCGCTTCCGCCTTCTCGCGGGTCTGCCCACTCGCCATCCGGTCCGGCATTTCCTTGGTCCAAGCCACGAATCCGCCGGCCTCGTTGTCGGGTTGCGAGAACGGCGTGTACTTCGCCGCGATCGCGCGAGCCCGAGCGAGCGGGTCGTTGGAGAAGGTCGCCTCGCCTGGCTTCGGGCCCGCGAGCTTCTTCTCTGCTTCCGCCGCGTCCTGCGCCGCCTTCGCCTCGTCGAACGCCTGCTTCTCCGCAGCGAGCGAATCGCGAGCGGCCTGCACCCGACGTTGCGCTTCCGATCCAACCTCGTCGCTGCGCCCGGAGGCGGATGGCCGTTCGTCCAAATCGACTCCCTCGTACTCCTCTTGGATCGCCACACCGAGCAAGACGTCCGGGAATACATCCCGCAGCGCCCAAGCCCGCGAGCGGAACTGGTACATGCGCGATCGGTACTTCATCCAGGGGCCGGACTTCGTGAGCAGTCCAGCTCTCTCGGCCATGTCTTTGGTGAAGTGACGGACGATCGGTTCGGAATCCTCGACGCGCTGAACCGTGCAGATCCACGTCCCATCTGGCTGCGGTTCTTCGCGGAACATCTTCAGCTTGCCGCTCTTGCGGACCAGCGCGAGCGGCATGTCGCCAAACAGGCCAGGCCGGCCATTGACAATGAGCATCGACGACATCGCTTGCGAGTCGTTGAGCCCGAGCGTGTAGCCAGCGCTGAGTATTCCAAAGAGGTCTGCGATTGGAAGCGGCTTGTCCTTTTCATCGCCTTGCCGCGGCCCAAGGCCCGAGTTGTGATACGCAGTCGCGATGCGCCAGATGCCGTCCATGTCTTTGGGCATCAGCGACCCGCCCTCAAGCGGGACCGGCGCACGCTCGACGCGCTGCTTGTTGAGCAACGCGGCAAGCTCGTCCGCACCGACGAGCGCCTGCGGCTTCGCTTCTACCGGCTTCTGCGCCGGCCGATCGGTTGTTTGGTCAGTCTCGGAATCTCGCACGAGCGAGATATCGCTCCGATTTCCGTTCAACGTCGTCATACTCGGCTCCCTTCATGTTCTGCGCCACGCGGCGCGGGTTCGTCACATCACGGCCAACATCAATCGAGAAGGCAAGCGTCGCGAGCGATCACGCGCCAATGCCCAGCAACGCGTTCTCTCGCCACTTGGGGATGTCGATGACAGACAACGCTCGCGAATAGCCAGGCCACTTGCCCGACTTGACGCAGTCGGCGTACTTCTTGATCGCGAGTTCGTACGAAGCGATCGCGGTCGCCTTCCAGTCGTCGCTCGGCTCATGCACCATCAGCTCGTGCGAGCCGTTGGTCTCGACCGCGATCCAGCGGAACGGAAGCGGCACAGATCCCAGCGCGTTCAGCCCATCGCGATACATCGCGTACTGGATGTCGTACGCGTACGTTTCCACCGAGCGAGCGAACGCCTCGGGCCGCGCGTCATCGCATGTCTTGACGTCGGCCCAGCAGTCGCCCGTCTTGGCGATGTCAACGCGGGCCTTGCAGAGAACGCCATGCCGCTCCCAGATGAGCGTCAGTTCGGTCAGACGCTTCGAACTACCGCGTTGAGTTCGTGCGAAGTCGATGATCGGGCCCGCGATCGGGTGGGCCGCAACCTTCTCCATGATCTTGACGCAGTGTGCTGTGTCTTCCGGATCGACCACCATCTTGCCAGGATTCGCAGCGACAAACTCGGCGTAGGCCTTGGTTTCAACGCCATACGGCTTGTTCGTCGTCTTGTTGATCGGGGGGTCGATCGTGTCCTTGAGCCGGTCTGGCTCCAACAGAACCGTGTGGACCAGACGACCAAACGCCTTGGCCTTCGAGTCCTTGTCGGCCTCGTCGAGCGATGCCAGGACGTGCGCCATGCTGCGCGTCGCACGCTTGAGCCGCGACGAGTTGATCGCCGGGATGCGCTTGTAGTCATCGAACGGGATGTTGTGATAGATGCCGGGCTTGCTGGGAATGAACGGTTCGGACATGGTCATGCTCCTTGCTTTGCGATTCGCCGACGCAGCGACTCGCGAGATTTGCGGTACTTCTTCGGGACGGCGCATTCGGGGAGGCACGGCGGGCAGACCCATCCGCGATGCGGCAGGTTCTTCCAACCGGCTGCTGTCGCCACTTCCTTGGTCTTGGCGAGTGTGCCCTCGGCCATGTCAGTGGCCTTCTGGCAGTTGCCGCACACCATCAGGAATCGACGCTCGATATAGCCGCGATTGCTCACGCGCCACCGCCTGTCGGAACACGGCGGAGCGAGGCCTCGGGAATCAGTTCACCCGTTGATCCGTCGGCATTTACCGAGTAGATGCGGGAAGGCCACTGAACATACGGACGCCCCTGACGTTGATTGTGAATCAGATTTGTGTAGACGCGAACACGCCCGCCGTCTTCAAACGTCACATCCACCACGAAGTCGTCTAGGGTCGCGCCCGAGCAGGTGTGCGCTGCGATCGATCCGCGCGGCGAAAGCTTCTTCGTGAGCTTGTCCACCATCGCCGAAATGTGGCGGTCAGCCATCTTGACCGCTACAGATGAAAGGTCTTTACGTCGAGCGGCGTACCCAAAGCACTCGATCCACCACCGGCGACGCCAGATATGCTCGCGCGAGCTCGTGTCTCCCTTGCAATCACGAGTCGCAAGCGTGTATGGCGACACAAATCGTCGACACTCCTCACAGGCCTCCTCCACCGTGGTCCCAGCCAACCAGCCGGGACCAAACCACCTCGGCGTGTTCCACCGACGCGCACCAACGCTTTGATCGCCAGGCGTGGAACTCACGGCCGTCCGAATCTCAGCGTCAACTTCGCGGAGGACTTGGTCATGGCGATCAACCATCTGACGCAGTGCAGCCAACTGCCTCGCTGCGATTGCATCCCGCATGGGTTTCAGCGCAGCCTTGATCTGCGATAGAGCGCGCGATGGTTTGCTCATGCACCACCGCCTGGAATGGTGGCGAGTGCCTTCTGCGCGATCTCGCGATAGGTGTCGCGAAGCTCTGTCGCGTCTGATGACATACACGCCCCGGTACATGGCATGCATCCGCAGTCCGGACCCCTCGCAATATCGCGGAGAGCGTCGACGAGCGCTTTGTCGCAGTTGCTCGTTTGCGGCGATCCGGACGACTCCGACTCGACTCGCAGCATCTCGTCAGCTTGCAAAATCGCATCACGAGCCATGCGGCGCTGATACGTGGTGACCATCGAATATCGCTTCGTCGCGGTCGGCAAAATGATGCTGCGACCAACCCAACTCCAGTCGCCACCCTCTTTGCCCCATTCGCCATTCGGATCCTCGACAAAGTCCTCGTCTTTGAGCGCGGGCACGTAGCCCTCTTCGCCATATGACGCCGCGATCATCGCGCACAAGACTCGCTCGGCCAGCTCGTCGCGACGGCTCATGCCCCACCCCCGACCTTCGCGGTCTCGCTGGGTGCGACCGACACGACCTCGCCGTCCTCGATCACGATCCCGATTCCATCCGCCGGATCGGCCACGCGCTCCACCCACACCTGGGCGTCGTACTTGTGCGCGATCTCGGCCAGCTCGTCGAGCGCATCCTCGTCGAGAAGCGACCCATCGCGGATCAACATCACCTTGAGTTCATGGTTCTGCGCCAGCCCGAGCATGGCCGACACCCGAATCTTCTCGCTCGCGCTGGCCTGCTCGAACGGAACTCCGTTGAGCGTGAGGCCGTCGTCGGTGAACCGCAGGCCCTTGACCGGCAGATTGGTCGCGGCAATCCGCTGCTCGCGCTTCTCGGCGATGCGCTCGATCCGACGATCCTGCTCGCGCCACTTCGTGGTCGCGGCCTCGAGTTCGGCGACCAACTGCCGGCGGGCATTGCGGGTGCGGGCTCGCTGGTTCCGCTCCTCAAGCGTGTCGAGTTCGCTCTGGATCGCGGCCGTGTCGATGTCGTTCAGCGCGTCGATGTCCGCCGCCTCTTGGGCGATCGCCGCTCGCGTTTCGGCGAGCGACGCGCGGAACTGTTCAAGCTCGCGCTCAAGCTCGGCGATCTTCGCCACCTGCTGCGCTTCGTTGTCGCGTAGATTCTTCAGCCAGTAGCGGAGTTCGGCGTTGTGGGCGTTCTTCTCGCCCGCCGCCTTGAAGCGAGCCAGGATCTCACTTGCGCTCGTCTCGGCGTCTGGACCGTCGACCTCCGGAATGGCGGCCAAGCGTGACGTGAGGCTGTCCTTGTCGCGGCCGTACTCGCGCCGCAACTTCTCGGCCTCCTCGCGCTCTTTCGCGAGCGCGGCGAACTCCTCCTCAAGACCGCAGACACGCATGAGCGCGGCCACTTGGTCCTTGGACTGCATCCGCACGAACTCAAGCGGATCGAAGGAAAGCAGCCCGCACAAGCGGTTCAGCGTGGCTTGCGGGCTCTTGATGTCAGATCCGTCCTTGGCGCGGACCGTGAGCGATCCACCGCCGTTCGGCGTGAAGGTGCGCTTCACCGTGATGTCGCCCAGGTCGATCTCGACCTCGCCCTTCTTCGCGCCCTTCCGCAGCGGCTCGGGCGGCATCAGCTTGCCGCCGCCAATCGCCGCCTGGATCGCGTCCAGAACGCTCGACTTGCCCTGGGCGTTCCGGCCCGAGATCTCCACCAGCTCACCCTTGGGCGTGATGTGGACGGCGCGCAGCCGCTTGAAGTTGTCGGCACTCAAACTCAGGATCTTGCTCATCTGTTCGGCTCCTTTGTCCGCAGCCACAACGGCCTCGGTCCCGCACCCTCCGTGGAGGGCGGGGTCGAGGTCGTCAGGCGTGTTCCGCCGCCGCCTTCTCGTCCGCGTCGTCGATGCTCTTGAAGTGACCTTCAAGCTCCTCGCGCAGACCCGGCTGCAAAGCGATCGCTGCTGCGAGCGATGAGGGGTCGACGTCGTCGATCTCGATCGCGCAGCCCGGCTTGGTCTGCTCGTTCTTCACGATGTTGGCGTCCTTGGCCTTGATCACGATGCGGTTTGCCATGCTGAATCTCCTTGTCCGGTTGCCACAACGGCTCCGGCTCTCCCGGCCGCGCCACCAACGCGACCGGTCGAGCGGGGGTCGTCAGTTCGCCAGGGCGTTCCACTTCCGCGTGAGCCACGCGACGAATCGACTCCACCTCGTTGGGTTGGGCGCGGCCTTCTGGGCTCGCTCGGTCTTGCAGCGTTCGCAGTTGCACTGCTTCGTGTCGGCGAGCGGTGCCGACGTCACATCGTGAACGAACAACGCGTTCGCCTTCACGACTTCGAACTCGCGCACATCCGCGATCGCGCTCGCGACAATCCGGCGGCCATCGGGCAACAGCCTGTGGAGCAGCAAGACGGCGCGCGGATACGAAACCGAAGAGACTTCGATCAACACATCGCGCCACGCGGCGTTCTCGGCCGTTCCGTCTTCGGCCATGCCGGGCACCACCTGGGCCACAAGTCCGGGACCGACCCGCACGCGCTCTTTGTCACCGAGCCAACGCACCAAGAGGAGGAAGTCGCCCGTCTGCAGATCGCCATTCACTTTGTCCATCAGATCCGCCGTCATGTTCGGCTCCTTGTTCCAAACCCCGAGGCCACACGACCTCGGGGCCGCGACGTGGGTGGTGTCCCGGGGTGCCGGGACCACGTCGCGCTACTCGTCGCCAACGCACGCGCGTCGGCTCAAAGCCGCTCGTCGCGATCTCTCGCGGCGATGCGGATCGGCGTGTACCGCGCGGAAACGCTCCGCACGGGTTGGGCGCGCACGCCGGCGCGGTTTGTGTCAGTCGTCGTGTGTCGCGGCATCGCGCTCGAAGAACTTCGAGCAGTCGTCGCACTCGTAACCGCCGCGATGGCCCTTGAAGTTGACCTCGGGCTCGTCGGCCGCTGGCTTCACCGACGTGAACTGGTCGCAACCGCATGTGCAGACCAACCGCATGCCCTCGACCATCACGGGCGGCTTCGGCTTGGCCATCGATTCGCTGAGCCGCGCCAGCATCGCGTCGGTGCGGGACAGGCTCGCGTCGAGCGAGCGCTGGCCCGCGTCGAAGCACGTCTGGCACACGATCGCGAACTTCGAACCGCTTTTCCCCACCGCGCCCGCCGGCCGCACCTTGCAGTCCATGCAAAGGGTCGCGGACGAAGCCGGGCAGGCCGAGCCCGATCGCTCAGCCTTGCCCGACGCGCATTGATCCTGATGGGCCGACGCGTCGGCGTACACGCGGGCGCCGATCCGCGCCACCACGTCGTCGATCTGGGCCTCCACCCGCGTCTCCGCGCCGTTGATCCGCGCCGCGCTGCTCGCCTGGCGGTCCACGATCGCCCTGCTGATCGCCAGGCTGGTCGAGATCGCACTGGAACCGTCACGCCGCCGCTGCGTTGCTGCCATTGCCAAGCTCCTTGCTTGTGGGTGTCGCGTCCGCGAACCCAAGTTCAGCCCGGCGGCGCGCAGCTACAGCCGCGGCCTCCTCCGGGTTTGTGAAGAGACCGAGGTACTCGTTCTTGCGGTTGTGGCGGACGATCGCCTGCCACTTGCCCGCGCCAGCGTGCCAAGAGACGCCGCGCAGTCCGCCCGCCTTGTTCCGGCGGTTGCGGTGAACGTTCTGCTGATTTTGCTGTTGGGTGACAGCGCGGAGATTTTCGCGCCGGTTGTTGAGGCGGTTCCCGTCGATGTGGTCGGAGACCTCGTCGTCAGCCAGCGGACGTCCGAGCTTGCGCTCGAGGATCAGCCGATGGAGCTTGATCTTGTCTGGTGGGGGAGCCGGATTGCGGCGGCGTGCGTACCCGTGCGAGTCGACGTACCAACCGCCCGCGAGCAGGTCCTGATCTTCAGGACTGACGCGAATCCGCGGGTCGATCTTCGGCAGGCGTGGCAC